TCATATCTATATTAAATTTGTTGTTTTCATTAATTCATTGCAAATATAAGAATAATATTTTAAATAAAAATACTTTTCTATTCTTTTTTATAAAAAGCTGAGGTATCATCGATACGTTCGGCTCCGGTAGATTTAGCCTTTTTTCTTCTTTTAGTTTTATGAGGGTTGTAGGCCATGTCTAAATTCTTAACAGAGAATTCTATGTTGTTCACTTGATTATAGTTCAATGCTTTTTCAATGCAGCATCGGTATTCAGGCCAGAATCCTTGTCCAAGCCTTACACTACCAGTTTTAATCATAAACTTGGATACCATAAAACCAAATGTATCTGCATCGTCCTTAGTAGGAAAGACGTACATATAAAATCTACTAAATTCATCAATAACTTCTTGCAAAGGTCTTACAGGCAATAATAGGTATCCATCTGTATATAATTCTTCTGATATCAAACATACCCAGTATTTCTTCTTACCTGGTTTTACTTTGTACTTAAACCTTTCTCTTAATTTAGTGTGCATCCATTCTGGGATACGATTAAGAAGATACTTAATATATATCTTGTCCTTCTTATTTGCCCGTCTCTTGAATGCCGATGGTTGTTGTAACATTTTAGGCAATATCCTAAAGTTATTCCACCTATCAAATTCAAATACTATACGAGCAGTGTCTTTATCCCACTCATCTTCTGATTCTCTTAACCGTTTCATATTTCTTTCTATGTTACGGTTAGTTACTTTAGAGAGTAAGTAAACTGAATCACCAATGTAAACCATTGCCTCTCTTCTTGTTAACCTTCTTTCTAGACAACCTTCAATATAATCCTGAAAACTTCTCTCACATGGACAATCTGGTCGAAATAGAGAAGTGTGTTTCTCAAAAAAGTCCGAGAATAATCTGAAAAACTTTTCTGACCTTTCCCGAACTTCTAGATACTTGTAATGTGACAATTTTAAAATTTCACCAGCTTCCCATGAGGATTTGTTTTCTGATAATTGAAGGAATAAGGATTTCTGTTCTAAATCTTTTAGACAGTCCCATGCTTTTTTCTGAGCCTCGTTCATTTCCTTTTCCTTGATTTTATGTTTAGTACTCTATCAATTTGTTCACTGGTTATTTGATTTGGGTCAAACTCTTGAGAGTTGGCATATAACTTATCTGGGTCGTAATTTTGATATACGCTATAAATAACATTATCGAATGGTAACCAAACTTCCATTCTACCCATCTCAGGATATAAAAGCATTTTTACCATTTTATTGATGTAATCTACCTCTAATACAGTAGCATCAATACCCTCATAAGGATAACCCTTTAGTACGATGTAGTCTCCTATTGAGACATTCATCAAGTCATCTACCGAAAATTTCTTATTCTCTTTGGCCATTCTCTTAAACCTTCTAACATCCTTTCTTGAGCATGTAGCTACTAAAGAAAAATCATCAAAGTCTTCAGAGTTATCGATTCTAGCTTTCTTCTTCCTTTCATGAAGTGTCTCTGTAGACCTTAACCAAGTTCTTATTCCAGAAATGTTTCGTTTTAGTTTATTGAGGAATGGTCTAGAATACGCTAATTCCGTAGGCATCTTAATGAATCCATAATTAAATAAAATAGGGACTTCTTCAAATACCATCTTACCTTTTATGGTTTTCCTTAGGACATTTAAAGTTGGGATAATGGCACGAACATTTTTATATCCCTTTTCTTTAAGTTCTTGGTTTATTGTGGTATAATACTTTCGTTCTATGTAGAATATACAATAAGAATAAGGGATACGTTTCATATTATCTTCTTTTAATGATTAACTTAGCTTGTTTATGGATTAACTTGTACGGTACGCTTAGTACATCGCTTGCCATAAAAATCATAAGGGTATTCCCAGGAACTTGAATATACATTACTTTAGTAACATACTCAGCCATAATATCCCCTAATTCAAGACCTACTACAAAGAAAAATTCTTCTGAGGGCATTGAATTATATCTCATGCAAAGGATAGGTACTTTGTTTGCTCTTTTAGCATCTTTAGTTGCCTGTTCCCAAAATTTAAGGATATCACAACTCTTATTACCTAAGAGTACATGTTCGAATTTAATATCCTTGTAATTTTTACATTCGATTGATATCTTACATCTATGTGCATGTCTTTCATCCGTACAGGTTAAATCAGAAGTGGCATCCTTATTAGAATGCCAAGCTCCTGAACCTGCCCTGTTCCTTTCGAATTTGAAGCCGGTCCATTTAGTGAACCAAGCTCCAATTTTTCTTTCGAATCTGTTTCCTTTATTTTTTGAGTTCATCTTCCTGTCTTGTTAAAGTTATATATCCTTATAGTAACTTGTAACTACTTAGGCCATTAACTTTTTCAACTTGCAGGATTTTAGTGTTGCTAAGAGGAAGTGAATCAAGATGGGTAATTAAGAAGAGTGTCTTTTCTGAAAAAGTGTGTCTGATTAAAGATGTAACTACCTCTACATTATCCGAACTCAAAGATTCAAATACCTCATCAAGAAATGCAAGGTTAATACCTTTGGACATAGTAAGAGATTCGTTCATTGCAAATGCCATTGCAACATTAACTAATTGCTTTTCTCCTCCACTTAGCTCGTCATAATCAATAATTTGCCCATCCCTTTCTATCAATGTAAAGAACTCTTTCCGAGTTGAAGCAAGGTCAATATTAAATTCAATCCTGAATCCCAATACCTGAGAATACTTATCTAACGTACGATTAAGCATATCGAGTGAAGAATCGAATAAGTAAGCCTTGATTCCATTATTCCCAAGAGGGTCATTGATTAACCAATTGTAATTCTCTAACTCCAGTTCTTTGTTATGGTAGTCTTCATCTACCTTACGAAGATTCTTTCTAATTTCCTTAAGTTTCTCTTTATATTTGGGAGACATAACCTTAAGTTTCTCTTGTTTGAGCTTTTCCAAATCCTCGTCAATAGAAGCAATATCAGAAGCAATATCATCACAGTCCTTTTGAAGTCTCTTATACTTCTCATTCGTAGTTCTCAACTCATCCAATCTTTCTAACGCATCTTCATACTCTTCCCTGAGTTTATCTGAGTTTATAATAGCATCATATATAATATCTACGCTCGCCTTTGCACGTTTGTAGCGGCCCTTATCTAACTGTATCTTGAGTTTCTTTACGAACTCTGGCAAAGAAACTCCTTCTGCAACCATTCTATTATCCCTAAGCTTTGACTTAAGAGTATCTACATAGGTACTATGTTTTTTAATCTTTACCTGAAGACTTTTTTCTACTTCATCCTTAAGTGCCTTTTGTTTTTCAATCAGTAACTTAGTTAGCTTTTCCCTGTCTTTCTTTAATTCTCTACGTTCCGATTTGATTTTTTCTTTAAAACCTTTCTCTCTGTCACGTAAATCAAAGTAAGCCTCCTTATTTGCTTCTAATTCTTTTTTAAGTAACTCAGATTGATGTTCTACTTCATTGGCTTGAGCTAACAGGTTATTTTTATCCTGCATAGCTATACCCTTAGCTATATTCAAGAACTCAAGGTCAAATACTTCCTCAAATACCCTTTTCTTGTCAGCATTTGATTCTTGTATCAACCTCTTAATCCCTTGACCAAACATTATAGAGTTCATGAATAAAGTGTAAGATAATCCGAGTTCTGCATTAATAGCATCCTGGAGTTTATTCTTACCCTTTACATTCACTAACTCGTTATCTTTCAGAAATATAAGTCTATCCCTACCTTTAGCACCATCTTCTAAAACCATGTCACATTTCTGACAACGTATGATTTTATAGATATGTTCATTTTTCTGAAAGTATACCTCTACCATTACTCCGGAATAATCCTTAGGTCTTACCTTTTCCCAGGTAGTAACTTCTGATACACCCTTTAGGTTTTTACCATATATTGCCCATACCAATGCCGATAGGATAGTTGATTTACCTTTCCCATTAGGTGCCTTGATAAGTATGGTACAGCTTGGATTTAAGGGTATGTGTAGGTTCTCTATTGAACAGAATCCTACAACGTTCATATTCATAAATGTCAACATACTTCTGCTTTTTTAAGTACATCAATGAGAAGATTCTTCTTCTCTTCTTCCTTTATACCTTTTTCCTTGAGATATCTTTTAGCTAGAGCTTTCTTAGAAAGTTGCTTAGTGATTTTATGGTTAGTATTTACTAAGTTACTAGTTTTCTTGGGTAAAACGGTATAATAATTGCCATCATCCTTAATTTCATCTTCAGATTCTACATCAATGAATTTTGGGAATTGCTTTAAGTGTACGAATTGCATACTTAGGTCTGAATATATTTTCCAGTATCCTAATTTACAACCTCTGTCTGTTCTTCTCTGATGATTGGGAGCACCTATCATATAAACCTTCTTTGAAAGCCTCTGTGGTTTATGTATATGACCACATAATACCAGGTCAAATTTATTAAGAACATTTACATTTAGGTTTTCTACTGAATTAATCTCCCTACCATCTGTATCCTTAGCTCCAGGATAATCAGTGTGTAGTAAAAGAATATTCTTAACACTCTTATCTAGTTTAAGTTTCTTAAGATATTCATTTAGACCTACATTATTATCAATATAAGGAACTCCATATACCATTATATCCTGATGATAAGCAGATAGTGGTCTATTCCGATAATCCATAATTTCTATACCATACCTTTCTACTAAATAAAGCCAACTAAAAGGGGGAATACCCACTTTACTTACCTTCTTTATGCAATGATTCCCCGAAATAGCTAATATATTTAGTTTACCAAGTTTATTGAATTCATTGTAACAAATCTCAGCTAATTCTTGGTCTAAGGTTTCGGCTTTATGAAATAAATCTCCACAGAATAAAGCAGGACACTGATACTTTTTACATTGTTCATTTATAATCGACAGAACCCTGAAACTATCCAGGGTTCTTTTATTACCTTCATTAAATTTAGCATATAAGTTTATATGTAAATCAGAAAAGGCAATTGCTATTACTTCTTTACTCATTGATAAAACTTTGAATAATTTCTTTTCGGATATCTATATTAGCCTCTCGTATCTGAATAACTTTTGTTTCTCCATAACAAGATTTGATAGTACCTTTAGTAGCACCATACTCAAGAGGTTGTCTTTTGAACCAACCTCTGTAAAGTACGTTAATTTCCTCTACCGGAATGAATCCCCAAATATTCAGCATATTATCCATGATTGAAGATATCAAGAATTGAAAGTAATTGTTCTCAATCCTTTTATTATTATCCTCTGTTACCCATTCTTTAATCATTGCAGTAGTGAAGTCTAAGATGATTAGATGAGTACATTGTTGATTGAGTAACATTTTGCACATCTCGAAGAAGTGTTCCATTTCACATTTTGGGATATTCTGGGATTGTTTGTAATAAAAGTAAGCTGCCGAATCAAGATAGCTTCTATCTGTTACAAAATCCTCTTCATCTTTGAATAACTTATTCCGAAGGTTTAGAATCTGATAATCTTCAAGAAGTAAATCCTTTGGATTCCTTTCCAACATCTCCTTATGGGTCATATCTTTGGTTTTAGGTATCAATTCGGATACACTACCAGAAATGAATCTCATAGGTTGAGCTTCACATACACCATAATGATACAACTTAGGAGTAAACTCTGCAAGTGTAGTCTTTCCAACTCCACTTGGACCTGCATACATTATCTTTACGTTCTTCATTCTTGTAACTTTTTAAAAGGTTTTATAAATTCATTTGTTAAAAAAGATGCTAATGAGTACTCGATACATAGTTCTTTGAATTTCTCATACTTGAATACCTTTTTCTTCTTGATGGGCAATGAATCCAAAGGTACATTACCTACAAACCAGAATAAGTCAATAAGTTTACGATTCCTTTCCCAAGCTTCTGAGTATTCTTTATTGGGTTTAGCTTCTAAGAACTTATATATAGTACCATACTCATCTAATATCTTCCTTGCTTTTACTGGACCTATACCATTAAACCCAGGTATATCGTCCGAAGTATCACCTACCATTGCAAGGTACTGTACAGTTTCATGTGAATGATAACCGAATAATTCTTTGCAGTTATCTACTCTGATTGTCTCATCTTTCCTTGGATTCAATATCCTAACATTCTTGTTTAGGAGTTGATTGAAATCCTTATCGGATGATACCAAGATTATCTTTTCTGCCCGATAGGTATTAATAACAAGGTATGCTAAGAAATCATCACCTTCATATTGGGTTTTATTCCTTTTATCGAATATATAAGAAATTCTTAGCATACCCAATATCTTCATGATAACTGCCTTTTGATTTTGCAATGATTCATAATCTACGGATATATTTTTTCTGTGTCCCTTATAATTGGGAAGTAATTTATCTCTTACCGGTGAATGACCATTGTCGAAAGTTATTACTACATCATCTGGTTCAAACCTTGTAAGATACATATGTAATGATTTGAAGAACCCGAAAATTGCTCCACTTGGTTTACCATCGGTAGATTTAAGTTTTTCGAACTTGTGAAAGGATTGATGGAGAATGTTCTCTCCATCAACCAGTAATATTGTTTTCTTACTCATCGTCTTCCTCCTCTTCGTCTGAGTCTGCATAATTTTCATATTCTACACCATCAACTGGGAAGAGATTTGTTTCTATTCTTTCCAGTTGTTTTTTAGTAGTACCTATAGTATTTACTCCGGCTTTCCTTAAAAGTTTTCTACGAAGTTCATCATCTTCTTCCAGAAGCTTTTGGAATTTCTCTTCTCCTCTTGCAAGAGTTTTACCTTTTAGCTTATATCCACCAGATGTTTTTTCGATTACATCAGTATCTACCAATACATCCTCTAAAGCATAGCATCTATCAAAACCAACCTCATGGAATTTAGGGTTGAAATATACTGGGCATTTGCTAATTGTGGGTCTTGGTGGAGCAACTTTATTTTTGATAAGTCTAATTGTAACAAGTTTACCAGCTTTCCTTTCTTTTCCATTCTGTTTGATTGTAACAGATTTTCCTGAATAGAAAGCAGCTCTGATTGAAGCATAGAACTTGAGTGCAGCTCCTCCTGTAGTTGTTGTATTATCTTTTCCAAACCCTACATTTAAAGCAGTTCTTAACTGATTGATATAAATCTGAGATACTCCCAGCTTGTAGAATAATTCACTTCTAATACGGAAGTATTTGTAAAGAGCCTTTGCTCTACCTCCCATTTCTGCCTTACCATCAACCATCTTAGCATCAATGTTATCCGTACAGTCTGTTGCTGCAATAGAATCGATTACTAAGAGTATTGGTTCATTGTGAGTTAACTGAGAACGTAAATATATTGCTAAGTCTGCTACTACGTCTGCAATATATTCTATACGAGTATCATTAACAATAGTTACCTTTGCAGGGTCTACTCCATTAATCTCTGCCCATGAGTTCATCCAAGATTGTTCTGCATCTACCCATATTACATGACCACCGAGTTGTTGAGTAGCATAAGCAAAGTTATAAGCTACCAAGGATTTACCTGATGATTCTTCTCCAGCAATCTCTATAGACTTACCGTATGGAATACCTTTACCGAATAAGTAATTTAAGGCAAAGAATGTTGAGGGTATATATAAATCAGTATCAGTAACTTCTGAAGCTAACTTAATCATACTCCCATATTTCTTTGCCATTTCATTTGCTGTTGGTACCTTTAAACCAACCTTTGTTTTCTTTGCCATAATGTAATGTCTTTAAACTAAATAAGGTAGTAACCGAATGAATCTAATTACTACCTTATCGAATGAAACCATATTTACTAACCCTTAAATATCAGATTTGTATTTTCTCTTTTTCTTTGGTTTTTCGTCTTCCATGTAATGGTCACGATGTAATCCCTTTTTCTTCTTCTTTTTCTTTGGAGCATCGTCGTCATCATCTCCATGGTCTTCATTGAGGAATTTTGCAAGCATCTCCTCAAGTTCATCATAAGATTTGATTTGAGAGCGAACTATACCTTCCAAATCTACTGTACCTTGGTATTTCTTATCCAACTTAGTTGGTTTACAAGCACGAGCAGAATAGGTAGTATCCATTTTACCTGAACCAGAACGGATGATTTTAATATCATATCCATTTTTCGGGTCAGTCATATCACCAGCTTCATCCTCATCAAGGTAAAGGTCGATGATGTCTTGATATACTGAGCGTGGAACTAGAACTCCCTTATCCTGGCCATCATAGTCAAACTTAGTACCTTTTTCGTCTACATATACTGGACCTCCCAATACATATTTTCTTCTGGGTACTAAAGTTTTTGCAAGTTCCTTGTCATCGTCATCCTTTGAATTTTTCAATTCTTGGTATTTCTCCATGAAAGGACATGGTTCATCAAAAGTAGCCGGAGATATAACTCCACCCAAATCCCCACCTAAGTAGAATTGAATAACTTCTATACCCAATTCCTGGTCATCACCCGGAGATTTGATTCTCATCCTTAAAGTACCCTCCTTAGGGTATACGAATCCACCTCCATTACCTTTTGATTCCAGCTGTTTCTTTCTAGCCAGCATCTTTTCTTTTGTAGAAAGTCCATCTGAGGATACTTTCTTTTTCTTTTTGTCTTTTATCATGATAATTACTCGTTTGGTTCGGTATAAATTACCTCGTTCATACTTAACACTGTAAGAGTGTTCTTTTCCAAGAGTTGTTGCAATGCAGGAGAAAGCTTGTCTGTTTCAAATTCTATTTCCTTACCTGCATATAAACCATAAGTAACAATTCTGCCGATAGCAACAAAGTCCTTATAGGTGTTATATTCTTCGGTGATGATACCAGATTTTACTACTACTCCTTTACGAGGTACTCCCTCTTTTACTTGTTCCGGAATAAAGAGTCCGGATTTTGTTTGATTTACCTCTTTTGGAGATAAAATCAATACCCGGTTCTCTGTTGGACTACCAGGCAATTCTTCATTAAATTTCTGAGCTACTGCTACAGATACAAAAGTCAATGAATAGTTCATATTTCTTATATTTTAAAAGTTAGTAATTGATTATAGTTCTTATTTCTCCTTACGAAGGTTGGCATTCAATGTTCTCAGTATTCCCTCTCTAGATTCATAAGCTCTACAGATTGAAATATACTTGTTAGCCTTTTCTACTGCCTTCAAATATCTTTGATATATGGATTTATATTTAGGACTTACGTTTGCTTTATGTGATACGTAGTCATTGTTGAATCTCTCGTTAGATTCTTTAATATAAATCCATGCAGAAGAATAGGCTTCGTCCTTTTCCCTTGCTAGTGCATCCCTTTCTTTAATATACTTATCTCTTAAAGAACAGAATATATAATAACTAGAAGGAGATTCTCGTAGCTGAGAATTGATGAGATTTTCATTTATAGATAATTCTTTTTGGATATCTATTTCTAATATCCTACCTTCGAATTTAACCTTTAGTTTCTTCAGTTCCGTTTTCATATTGTAATAGGTTCTTAAAATCCTCTTTACTATATTTACCATCTTGGATGGCTTTTGATACTTGAGCGAATGCACATCTATATGCAACATCCATACCAGGCAAATGAAGGAGAGATTTGTATGGTGCCATCTTATCAATCAAAGCCTTGAACCTTAAGTCGCATAAATTATCAGTTCCACCCCTATCAACCAGAATCATAAACAAAGCCCAATAAATATGGGTAGCATCTTCATAGGCTAACCTTGCCTCTTCATCTTTCATAACTCCAAAAGCCAAATCCTCTAATATATTGAGATTAGATTGTAATTGCTCTATCTGAGTTTTAATCCGATTGAATAACATCTTATCTCTACCTACTAACTGTAAATTACATAACCTTAGTTGTCGATTAAGATTTTCGATAGAGAAATTTAAGCAAGCAGCTACCATGTAAGTTAGCGATGATAGTCTGTTAGCATTCAAAATATCTTCTTCGTTTGCCATAGTTTCATAAATTTATATTATTTATATTGTCATAGTATCCTCTCTTTTTACTTCTGTAGTGGATTTAGCATTATCTTTATGATGAAGATACCTATTGCAACCAGGACATTTAACCAATTTACAATCTGCAAAAGTATGTGAATCCACTTCTGAATAATCATATTCGAATTCACAATCACAATAAGGGCATTTAGCTCGCCATATCGTGGGTCCGTTCAAAATCTTTTTCATTTCCTTAGTTTTATGTTATTATACCGTAATATTTTATATAATACTCCAGTTGATATACCGAATTCTTCTAGTATATCTTTTCTTGGTGTACCATCTATATACTTAGAAATTAATAATTCTACATTTACCTTACGTTCTCGTTCTTTACCAACAAAATAGAATCTTTTATCTTCTATACACTGACCTATATTCATCTTAGCTGTGCCCCAATATAAATTACCTACCCGATTATCCTCTGGATTATTATTTTTATGACATACTTGAGGATAATCGTTTGGGTTGGGGATGTAAATAGAAGCAACTAACCTATGTCTATAAAAGTTCTTCCGTTTACCATTATCTCCTACTAAAGAGTTAGATAAATAACCATTATCTTTCATAGCAGGTTTTACTAATTTCCAACTACCAGTAAATTTCGAGTATAATTTTCCAGTACGGGATATGTAATAATTACTAAACCCAGGTATATTACCCTTTTCTCGATTTTTCATATTCTCGTTGATATTTATGGATTTCCCTTTTATATAGTTCCATAAATACTTCTGGTGAAGCTGCACTAAAATTACCAATTTTACGAGTCTTAAACTTATGGTATTCCTCCATATACTCTTCTACCGAAAAGTCTGGTTTTAACATTCTAGTATAATCATATCCGGGCATAAATGGTAATTCTTCTGCCATAGACCGGCCTATTGTAAAATCCATTGATAGAGTTACATCATCAACTTGAAATCCGAAATATCTCTTAGTACTTGGATTACGTAGGATATTCCAGATTGTATATACCGTCCATGTATTAATATCATTTGGTTTAGCATACATATATACAGCATCATGTACTGTACAAGCTTCTTTCATCATTGGTAGTTTACCTTGTCTCATTAAATAATAAACCAGGATAGCTCCGAAGTTGGTCATATTTGCTGCAGCACCTTGACATGGGAAGTTAAGACCTAAACGAATTGCATAAGCAACCTCTTGCTTATCATTTGAATATATTTGGGGGAGTCTTCGTTTAGTACCAAATAGCTGAGTATAATACCCATGCTTACGAAGGAATTTTTCTTGTTTCTCTTTAAACTTCCTAATCTTAGGATGTTGACCAAAGAATACTTCCATTTCCTTTGCTGCTTCTTCCGGAGTAACTATAATACCAGCTTTTGGGTCAGATAATTTCTGTGCTAGTAATTTATTACCAATTCCATAAATAAGTCCAAAAGCAATCTGTTTAGCTTGCTTTCTCCTTACCTTCCATAATTTATAATCTGGGTGCATTTCATCTTCGTAAGCTTTACTTGCTTCTTCAATCGATACACCATATTTTGCTGCTGCTATACCAAGGTGAGGGTCTACTCCCTTGGCGAATGCTTCCAGGTAAGTTTCATCACCCGATAAGTGAGCCATCATTCTTAATTCTGCCTGAGAATAGTCGAATGCCATATAAAGATAACCGGGAGGAGCTACCAATTGTTTCTTGATATTTGGGTCTACAGAAGTCTTGGGTATTTGTTGCATGTTTGGGTCTGCAGAACTAAACCTATTAGAATCTGTACCATGTATATTATACCTACCGTGTAATCGAGAATCATCTTGTACCTTCTCTGACCAACCTAAGATATAAGTCTTATACATTTTCTCTAAACCTCTTAATTCAAGCATCTTATCAAGAAATATTGCTTTTGGAGATTCAGGGTCTTTTACAGTTAACCTTAATTCGGTTAATGTATCTTCATCTGTACTTGGCTTACCAGATTCATTATCTTTAATTACAGGGAATTTGAATCCAATATCTGAATACATTAGTTGAGGTAAATCAACTGGGCTACCAAGATTAACTGGTCTTATAAGTTCCTGTTCTTTCTTAGTAGTAAATACCCCTGCACGTATATTAGTTATCTTTTGTTGCCGAGAATCAATCTTACGTTTATCTTTTGGGTCATTATAATCTAACTCCTCGAGTTCAGCTTCTATTGATTGAATATATTTCTCAATCTTATCCTGATTGTATTTCTTAGTGAACTTCTTTACTCTTGGTAAATTATAGATAGCTTCCCTTGCAGCATCAATTTTGGGTTTGTATTCTTCAAGGAGTTTTTGATTAAATTTGGTATCAAGGTATAAACCCTCTTTCTCTACCGAGGTTAATACCCGGGAATTACACATAAATAAATTACGGAATACCGAATACATACCTAAGTCAATTAACTTTTTCTCAAAGAATATCATTAACCTAAGAGTATAATCTGTATCTTGACATCCATAATGACAAAGTGGGTCTAATTCTTTTTTATCCCAAGGTATCTTATCGAATTTATCTTGCTTCTCATAATCTCCATGTTCTGGTAGATATCTTCTAACCATTGATTTTAGGTCATGTGGTTTTTCCTCATTTAGAACATATTTTGCAAGCATTCCATCAAGGCAAGTACCTCTATAATAGATGTGATACTTTTGATTAATCTGGTCATCAAATTTCCAGTTCCATGCAACCTTGGTTATTTCGTAATTCTCGATTACCTCTTCTCCAAATTTCCTTAGCATCTTCTTCCAATTCCACCCTGGAGATGTATAATCTTTTGTTTCAAAGTGGTCTAATGGAATAGAAGCACCAAATCCTGGCATCCAAGATACTGAGAGTATAGTTGGTTTGAAACCCTTATTGTAAATTGATTCTGCATTCGTTTCGTAGTCACAGCAAGCATAACCAGTTGATTTACAACAAGCAATGAGTTTCTTTAACTCTCTTTTGTTTCTTATTATGTGATATCTTGTTTCCATATATTTATAAATAGAAAGAGGGACATACCCACTTGTAGTAGATACATCCCTCTAAGGGTTAGAATTTCTCTTGTAAGTCTTCCAGATTGGTATTTAGGTATTTCCAATCTTTCTTATAGGAATGAAGAGAATCGATAGTGTGATATAGATAACCTGGTTTTACTCCAACCTCTTGTGCTACGTATTCCATTAGTCTCCATGCAAGGTATACATCATTACCAAAGTGAGTAACAAAGTCTGAACTTCTTTGGTGATAGCAAATATGTAATACCTTTTCTCCCTTACCATTCTGACGGATAAGGAAATCATAATACATAGAGCAGGGTATACGTCTACTTCCATCAAGGAAACATAAATCTGAACCATGAAATATGGGGAGTACTGCTTTACGAGTATCATTATCCCTTTTAAGAAGATTAATTACTTCTTCTAGAGCTAATTTACTGGTAACTCCTAGAGGATTCCAAATCCTTTCAGGATAAGTATAATCAAACTCTTTCCCATTTGGCCCTTCTACCAAGAATTGTTCCCATAGGTCTTTTCTTAATTCCCAAGCTTTACCCGGATTACAACCATACCAACCAGCCCTTTCTCTGAACTCTTCATCTGCCCATTCCTTTGAATGAGAGAATACGAATAACCATACTGGGTCTCCGAGTGAAGTTAAACAATATTGTTGGCAAATGAGTTCCTTTGTTTCAAACTCTTCTTTACCCTCAATCACTTTATTTTGATAGGTCTTTGGTTTTACAGTCTGACCATAACTGTTGAGTTCTCTGCCAAGTTCTGACATTAACTCAAAAGAATTACTGTAGATTCTCATTCTTCTGTTTCTTTAAAAGTTTCTTCTTATATACTTTCCTTTGAGAATAGGATATCACGTTTTCCGGATATTCTATGTCTTCATATTCTAATAGCAAGTCCTTTGCTAACAAAGCCTGGTATTCATACAAGTCAGGACGTAGTACTTTGAAACTTCTGAAAAATACTTTGAATGATGACCATTCCTTTTCTGTACCGTTTAGAATTTTCTTATATACTTCCTTAACCCGTTTAGTCCATGGATTATCAATACCTTTGATTACCTTCTTTAAAGGCTTATAAGCTGAGTACATTAAGAGTGTCTCTACATTCCCATACATTTGAGTCGCAAATAGGTTGATTTGTACTGACTGGTCCGGCCCATACACGTATTCTGCCATCCGTTGAATTAATAGGAAGTCGAATATTAACCTCTTGGTTATTTCTGAGGCTCGAACTACCATTGTAATAACTGGGATGTCCTCCCCGAATCGTTTTGAAAAAGTCGCAGCTATTAGACATTGTTTACCGTTATCATGATGGTTATTAAACATGTACGTAACATTGTAATTCTGATTATACTTTGACTTCAGGAATCTTAATTTGCTACGTAAGAGGTCTAACTTATTAAAATCTATGTAATTATTCAATAAGCTTGTCCACTTAGTTTCTTTGTAATTAAAACACCTACCATAATCAAAATCTGGGTCTACCCATGCTTTACGTATTTTTATAAACACATTGTATGCTACTGCAACTCCACTGTTTGCAGTAGCACCCTTATCAAAAAGAACTGGGTCTAACCTTAGGAAAGCCTCGTTCAATTTCTCCCATGCCTCTTGTGAAGTTGCAAACTCCAAAGAGTGGAGGGTCTCCTCCGTATTCGATTGAAGACCCTCTAATTTTCTGTTCCAACCCGACATTAGTAATTTGATTTTTGACGCCATATATTAAGGCGTTGTTTCTTAAAGAATAACATAAATAATTCATAGGGAGTAAACCCTTGAATACCCAAAAATCCCATATATAAGTAGAAAGCTTTTACCAAAGAATATTGAAAATCTAATTCCTTAGTCATTACCTGAGTTTGTTTCCATGGCCTACACTTTAGAAGATTTCTTGCAATGTTCAGTTCGTAAACTACATTGAACAATAATATCTTTTCTTCTTCATGTGATGCTTCACTTAAAGTATTGAATCCTGGAGTGTAGTCTTTTACGGATTCATGGTCTTCATCAATCATGTTAAACCGATTAACTAAACCAATAGTACCTTCGGTAACCATTGCTATTCCCAGAGTCATTACATCCTTCAAGTTGTTTACTTTGAAGTCTGAGTAATCCATTACATGATTAGTTCCCCATGATAGAATATCTTCTGGAGCAATGTTAGCAAAGAGAAATAAAGTGAAGTAGAATCCCAAGGCATCTACCTGTTCCTCATTGGCATTTTGCAAATGGTTGAGTACCTGGGTATATTCATCTTCTGTAAGTTGGTCAATATTCCATCCCCACTTATGACATATCTTAACCACTTCTGAAGTAGATTCATAACCCTCCATCAATTCCTCTATTACTCTACCAATAAAGTCTTTAAGGATTACTTGATTATATGGGTTATTCACGTCCAATGGGGCTTCTGGCAATTTTTCTATTTGCCTGTAGCCTTCAAATTGTTGTATTCCAAGAGAATACATATTCTGTAACTCAGTACCTTCTCTAGTAGGTGGTACCTCTTCTTTAATATTCCTGATGTCCAAGGTATACTCCTTTCTTATTAATTTCCTGATGAGCCAAATCCTTTACCTTGCCGAGTTCCCCACATTTGAGATTCAGAATAAAAATCTCCTTCTTGAATTTCTTCTGGTTCAGTAAGATAAACTGGTACATGAATAAATTGGGTTGCTTTCTCTCCTGCTTTAAGAGTCTGTATAGTTCTACTTAAGTTGATGATACCAATATGAATCTCACCAACATAAGGAGAATCTACAATCTCTGCCGTATAGAGTAAACCTTTCTTTGAAGCAAGTCCAGATTTGTTAGCAGCCATTAACATAGACTCTCTTGGTTCCATAAGAAGTTTGATACCAGAGGGGATAAGTATCTTACCTCCAGGGTAAATCTCAATTGTAGTTACATGATTAGTAACTGTATCTACTCCCAATACAAAGTCCGGAGTGAAATGATTTGGAGTTCTATTTGCCTCCATTTGAATAAGATGTTGAGGGTCTAAATCTTCTGGGATATAGAAATCCAAACCTGCATCACCCTCATTACTCCGAGAAGGAGTCTTTACGTCTCTTACTTTAATAAATCTTAGCTTGTTCATAATATATTACATTGTTTTAAAAGTTGTCCAAAGGTTAATCCTCGTTGAGGGTATATACCCAATGAATGACAGAATCTGGTAAGGTCTGATTCACCCTCCATAAACAAATCAGCAAGAACATCCTCTTGCCTTACATAATAATTTGGGTTGTTAAGATATATCTTGAACATGGCCCATATCATCTCAATTTTTTTCATTGCACTCTCGATAAAGTTCTCTAATACGTTTTCTTGGTACTTCGAATTTCTCAACTGTCTTTGAGATAATCTCTTTTTTATCTTTCCCTTTCCGAATCAAACCTCGGATGTATTTCTTAATACCAACTGTATCTTCCAATATATCCAAATCTTTGTATTGATTCTTCTGTTCTAATTCTTTCCTGGTAATGTTCAAATTCTGTGACATCTTGAATGCACATAATTCGGAATCTCCGCATAGTTTACACTCTTTAGTGGATAAATCATACCCAATACCAAAGCAAGGGTCTCCATTAGTTCCCAGCTGACTGATATCTAAGGGAGTAAGGACATCCTGCTTTGTTAAATCAGGAAGTTGTTGTTTTTTCTTTGCCATAATTAATCATCTATTCTTTTTTCTGTTAGTCTTATAACTGAATCTCCAATCTTCAATTCCGACTCATACAGAGGTAAGTAGGAATGTCCAATTGCATTTATAAATAGTTTCCTGATATCACCCAAGTGTTGTGAGTAACGAGTGTCAGTATAAGTTAGTACTCTAACTTGCAGTCCTGAACAGAAAGATAAATCAAAATATACCTTATACTCATTGGGTATTACCTGAGTAGATGATATATCAGATACCCATACCAATGAAGTACAATTAAAAACATGGAGAGGTGTTAGTTCCTCTCCGATTATCTTATCAACCAGCTTCTTATATAACTTAGTAATCATAACTCTTAAGTGTTACATTTTGATGTTTACAATGAGGACAAGTCCAATCCTTAGTATGCCAAGGACCTCTTAAATCCTTTATATCGCTCTCCTTGAATTTCTTCTTGCAATGATGACATTTGTATTTGTATTCATTGCAATCATTATCTAACAGAATAGATAAAACTATTCCGAGTATCATCCCCAATATTGGGAGTATTAATAAGTATTCCATATCTTTTAATTTAATGATTAATGCCCTATGTCCCTAATAAGGATGTAATTATTTCCTCCTACGGAGAAAAGTAATTACTCATAGTACTTACAAGTCTACTTAAGTAAGGCCTCATATTTATTCAATATCCTATTTATACAGGTTCTATTGACTTTAAAACGTTTCCCAATTCTACTAGATGACCATCCTAAAGATTTTAATCTTATAACCCTTCTATGAGCCCTTATAGAAACTTTACGATAATCACGTTTATCTAATCTCATCTGAGACATATTCTCAGCTTGTGTACCCCAATATAAATTATCTACATGATTATTTAATGGGTTGTTATCTTTGTGACATACACAAGGTTTATTCTCTGGATTAGGTATATAAGCTAAAGCTACCAACCTATGTACCTTAGCTAATCTCCTAATACCTAATTTTGGATTTCTTAAAGTAACGTATGGCCTTCCGTCATGTTTGGTATATTTAGTTTTTAACAAATGATAATCCTTTAGATAACCGTGTCGATTATTCTTTCGGGAATATACTTTACCATCAACAGTTACATAGTAACCTGGGAAATCTGATATATTATCTTTCATAACTTATGTTTAGGACGTTTTACTAAAATTACTTTTAATTTCTCTACTTGATAATACCTTTTTCTAGCTCTAGCATGTCTAGATAAGTAATTACCTGGATACATTAAATCATCTACATAAGCTTTCTTTTTAGAAGAGTCGGTTCGAACTAATCTACCTAAGAATTGGATAGTTTTCTCGTTAGATAACATACTTGCTGCATTAAGTAAATACCTAAGCTTAGGAAAGTTTTTACCTCGAGCAATGATTGTGGTTGATACCAGGATATCTATCCTACCTTCTCTAAAATCCTTCATTATTTGTTGTCTTAACTTAGAAGGAGTATTAACATGCACATAGGAAATATTATAGGCATCGCCCAGTTTCTTTTTAAAGAACTTATATAGATTTTCACAATGTGCAATATGCTTGCATACTACAAGTGCAGGATATCTACCTTGGTTAATATTCCATTTTAACCGAGCATAGGCCATTCTCTTGGCATATTTATTCAAGGTAATAGAATCATCATAGATGTCTTTATAAGTTACAAACTCGGATTCCCAATTACCATACCAAGGTCTACTTGGTACCATCTTTACGATTGTTTTAGTTGAGTAACCTTTCTTGATAGAATCCTTAAGTTTAAACTCGGCAATCACTTTACCAAAGAAACATTCAAGGTTCATATTCTTAACTTTATCCTTAGCAAGCTTACTCATATAAATGGTACCAGATAATCCTATACGAATTCTGGTATTAAATAAACGAGTAAGTACATTTTGATATTGCTTACTTCCACCCTGGTCTGCTTCATCTACCAAAACCATATCTATCTTGGATAATTCCTGTTGATAGAATCTCATGTTCCGAGAAATAGATTGAACCATACCAATTGTAAAGTTACTCCAATTTAAAACCTTACCTTGAACAAAGGTTATATCTTCTCCCGGGAGATATTGCTTAAACTCTTCTCTAGCTTGATTCAACCAATCAGAGTCATTAGTTATTAGCAAAGTCTTTAACTGTCTCTTATAAGATAAATATAAAGATGACATGATAAGAGTTTTACCTGCATTAACAGTATAATCTAAAACTCCAATCTGAAAGAGAGAGTTACCTACTTGGTTAGATATAATTGCCTTTACAGCTTTCTCTTGTTCTGGTCTTAATTTATACTTACCTATTTTCGTAACTACCTTTTTGACTTTGGGTAAAGGTTTCCGCATATCTACAACTTTAGGTTTAATTCCATACTCAATACACTTTTCATATACTGCCGGAAGAAAACCTATCTTAAACTCACCATGCTTGTTTATATAATGTATCTTACCATCCCAGTTCTGCATACCCCTTTGCCTTGTACGTAAATAGAAAGCATTAGGATGTCTAACCGAAAATTCCTGGTAGAGTTTCTGTGCGAACTTAAGAGGTAAATCAAGTTCGCACATATTTCCGTTTTGTATTATTATCCTACTCATTTGATAATTACCGTTACACCTTTAGTAGCTTTATCTATTCCCATTGCTTCCTTGAGAAGTTTAATGTGATGTTCCTCATCAGCAACCAACTTATTCAATAAGTACATCACGTCATCATAATCTGCCCGGTCATTGTATAAAGCTACGTTATTCATAATCTTCTTGTAATGACCGATAGTTTCTATCTCCGAATCTAATGCAATCTTCAAAGCACTCTCAGGAGAAAAACCTACCTCTACCTTTGGATAAATATCCATAACTGAATTCTCTTCGTATGGGTCTGCCTTCTGTAAGAAATCAGATAATTTATCGTAGTGTCTCATCTCTACCAAACCAATACCCAACATAAGTTCTGCAATAGGTTCAAATCTTGAAGACTGTTGAGTATACATTAAGATAGCACTAATCTCAGAGAAAGGTTTATCCTTCAGAGCATCCTTGAACATGTTAACAATATCATCTGGCCAAGGTTCGATATCATTGAAGTCAGGATAATCTACTGACTGGTCTGAATACTTGAGGACATCAATAAAAGCATTAGCTGCATCCTCTACTCTGTTACCTAAAAATTTTAAAGCTTTCATAACGTTACGTTTTTAATTATTAATCTTTTCCCAGAGAGAACCTTCAACTTCAGGTTCCTCTTCCAGGGATTTTTTGTTCTTATACTTATATAAATACTTATTGTATCTTTCGATTGCTTTATCCGTATACATCTGTGCAATATCTGGTAATCCATTACACCATGCAAGAGATTCAAACTGAGCATCAATGAATGTCTTATAATCCCAACCTTCTTCTTTTAAGAATTCCCCTACCTTTGCAAAGTGTACATATTTCTCTGGTTTATTTTCATAAGATTCATATATACCAGTTGCCTTAGCAATCTTACCTATGAAATAATCATGTATCTCTTTAGTAAGCTTTGAATCAGAATATTGCAATTCTATTTCAGCATCTACTTGATTAGTAATGTTGTCCTGCATAGATATCAACCTTTGCATAACATTCCTATAATCAGTCATCCTCTTTAAGCCTGTCTCAATATATTTAATAAAACCTTCTCGGGTATCTAGTTTAAAATCTTCACAGAAGGTATTACATATCTCGGCAAGCTTTTTACAATTTGCCCATTCCCTTGTATTACTTTCGTTTATTTTACGAACTCCTCTATGCTTTAACTTTATACGGGTTGCATATAAAATATCAGCAACTAAGGCAGCATCCCCTTTGGATGCTAGTAACATGTTATTTACTTTCTTAGTTGTCCCTTTATTAGAAACAACTACTGCTCTAGTATTTATTGCCGATTTACGAGCAATAACAAAAAAAGCCTCAACTGGGAAGTTATCTACCTCTAGGGTATTTAATATTTCCTCAAATTGAGACTTAGTAATGTGAATGCTGGGTTCTCTCATTTTATCCTATTACAAACTAAAACTCCATTAATACAACCTTCATTATCCTCTACCCAAGCTTTCTTACCAAAAAGATTTATACCTGGTGATTGGAACTGTACATAATATGAACCTCTATTTGTACCAACATACCAATTTACATCTTCAGGTAAGTTTAAAGTATAATCTCTAACTTTACCATCAACCATTTCACATCTGAAAACCATATTCGTTTTTGGTTTTGGTTTAGAGCACCAAGTTCTAACTGGAGTCATACTACCCATAATCCAAATGAATACGGATAGAACTACTGCCAGGAAAATGTAAGAGCCATCAATTTTTATTTTCTTCATATCATTAATATTTTAAGTTATATAATATAATAGGAAATCCTTATTCCAAAGAGTTCTTAATTTGAACGAGTTCTTGATAACTTTGATACCTTGTTTGATATACTAGCTTGAGTGTTTGTTTCCTCCCCAAATCATTTACATCTTTACCGTCTGGTAAAAACACCACCTTGACCTTTTTATAGGCAACAAGTTTGAGCGCAAGATTGACTGCATATCTCTTGGCATCTGGGTCCAACAGTATAATATATCTTTGGCATGAGGATTTAAGTAACTCATTGACTTGGTAGGCACTAATAGATTTACCCATTGTGGCAATACCCCTATCTCCAAGTGTGAGAGCATTAAGTGCTCCTTCGCAAATGAATACCGACCTGTACATTTCCAATGCGTCATAATTAAAGATGATAAACTCTTTTCCAAGACCCGTGATATCTTTATTGGGGTTATTATACCGAGGACCGTTTCCGATAACCTTTCTGGCATTATAATACCTGAGTTGGCCATGATAATAGAACGGTATAATAAGGTACCCGAAGAAAGGTTCCTTTGTCGCATAACCAACTCCATGTTTACATAACTCTTCGATACTAAATCCGCGGCCTTTGACATAGCTTCTAATGCTCCTTGCAATTTGTGAATCTCCGATACTAAGGAGTCTAAAACTATCGGGTAAGTACAAAGGCTTAGCTTCTGCAAGTTCAACCTTTTCATCGTGAAATTCAAGTTCTTCGAATTGTCCATTGTTTAAGAAATTTATGAGTTCATGGTAAGTATCGAATCCCTCAACATCCATAACTAATTGTGAAGGATTCGGATGCTCATTACATCTAAAGCAATTAGTTCTGTACATGGAAAGATTAACTCCCATCTTTAATTCCCTGTGACAGTATGGGCAAGTTGGGAGTTTCATCCATCCTCTCCGATATTCAAAAGCTCCAAGTCTTTTAATGAAATAAGTTTTGAGCTTAGACTTAAACTGGTTTGTTATTTTCATGTTCCTTTATAGCTTTACGAATTACTTTTCGGATTCTCTTTAAATCCTCTAAATCCAGGTTACTGATGGAAGTTGTTTGCCAACCATTATGGGATATTTCTAAAGCTAATCCATCAGTCCATCTATCTTTTACTACTTCTACTTTCTTTGTTCTCATTCTTCTTTTTACCACAAATTCTACAATAGGTTCTGGTACGATATTTCTTATAATATTGAGCTCTCTTCCTACCTCCTTTCCTTGTAAGGGTATTTCTAGGTCTCTGCCTAAGTTCCCACCAATGTTCAGTTACCCAAGTATGAATACCGAGTTTACATCTATATGTCTCCCGTTGTCCTTTCTCTTTTCTTGGAATCAGCATCTGGATTATCTTTCTTTTTAAATTGCTCATCCAATTTACTACCGTATACTTCATCATATTGCTTTCGTTGTTCTTTAGTAAATTCTGTACATCTTTGTCTTTCAACATCACATTTGAATAATGCTCTACCCGAGGGAAGACCATCTCTTTGTACTACAATCTCAACTCGAAGAATATTATCTTTCTCCTCTTGCTCAGTACAATTAAGACCCATTATAAATTGAGCATTACGAACAATTGCAATTGAACCAGAGATATCATTCTCATCATATTTGGTAGTTCTATGTTTCTTACCCTCCCTTGTAATATGATGAGCAGTCCATATAACATCTAAGTGTAGTTCCTCTGCTAAGTTCTGTAAGTCAATATATACGTTTGAGATTCTATCAAAATCCTCTTTATCTTTAGCTAATGATGCAAGCTTACCTGCATAATCGACCATCAATACCTTAATATCAATTCCCTGGCTTCTAAGAGTTAATATCTTCTCTCTTATATAATTGCAGTCAGTAATTAATGCGGGTACTCTTTCAACTACCAATTCAACTCCAAACCTTGCCAATTTCCTTAAATGCTTAGCCTCGAGTTTATCGTAATCTCCGGAATATAATTCCTTCTTTGTTTTATTGATACTTGATTGAATGAAACGGTCCATGATTTGTTCTTGGCCATTTTCTGTATCTATATATAATACCGATTTCTTCATTCTTAGGTACCCTCTTGCAAGGTTTACCATGAAGAATGTTTTCTTTGCCTTAGGTCTATCCAAGATTACATTTACTGAAGCTACTGGAAATCCACCAGCATTGGTCAAATCATTCAATTGCCTAAATGGACATGGAACTACGGATGGTTCTGATTGTCTTTTGAATTGTCTCTCCGTAACATCCCGAATCATGTATAATGGTTCATCCTCTTTCTTAGGCTTACTCTTTTGAAGAACCTTCTCAATCTTTTTAGAATATTCTTCGTATTGTTCGAAGTTATCTAAATCGAATGAATCATTCAAGTTCTTCATCTCAACATAAGTAGAGAACTTATAAATCTTCTCTTTAATATATTCGGAATCTGATAATTGAATTGAATAGAGGTTCTTAATGGTTCTCTCAATAGTTGGGATGTCATCCTTAGTTACTAAGTCTACATAAGCTTTGGATTCTAGCATTTCTTTTATCACTTCCTTTAATACATTCTGAGAGGGTATCTTCTTTGTCTTCTTAAAGTACTTAAGTATACCCTCACATATTAAAGAATGCTCAATAAGAACTAAGTAACTGGGTTTTAACCTTCCCAGTACTAAACCTCCTTCCTTGTCTTGAATAATGAACCGGAGTATCTCCAACTGGAAGTCCGGTGTAAAGCTAAATTTGATTTTATCTTTTTTCATACATTAATATATTGCAATATAATAACTAATAGATTTTGATAGTCTCCATATAGTTCTGAACTCATGTCCACAGTATCTAGTCTTCTAATCCTCAGCCGCTTGGTGAAATATTTTGATATTCTTATATTATATAATGAATAATTTTATATATTTGCACTAACGAAATATTTATAAAGATATGAGAAAGACCAACGGTAATAATGGTTCAGAACTGCACAGATTAAAACCTATGCAGGATTATGATGAAGCCATGTTTAATAGGTTGTATAAAGTTTGTAAACCTGTTATTAGGAACCTAACCAAACAGATAGATTACAAAAGATTCAACCTTACTCCAGATATAATATCTTCTTATTTCTGGGATAAAATGTTATTTGTTTTTAATAAGTACTACGGTACTTGTAGTGAAGAACATCTTAAAGCAAGAATCTTATCATCTCTAGCTACTTTTAAAAATAAGCTTCTGAGATTTGCCTATGGAGAGGTTGCAGAATATAACCAGAACTTATTTAAGCTTGAGGATTTATTTGATAATGATAAGGAACTCGAAGATGATGAGGAAGAAACTAAAGCTAAAGAAGATATGTTGGAATTGCTTTATGATTATATGAAAGCTAATCTATCTTCGGATGCTTATATGTTATTCGAGGTATTAGTAACTCCTCCACCATATATTAAAGAACGTATGCCTGAGTCAGGAAGAATTACCAATATACTTTTAGTAGAGTTCTTTGATATGCCTCGAACTAAAAACTCTATCAAATATATCAGTGAACTCAAAGCTGATATTCAATACTGGGAAGAGAAAGCTAAAGAAGAACTGCATTACTAAACACAAAAAGAAAGGGGCGTTTCCCAACGTCCCTATCCCAATTGTTAAGCAATTCATAAATTAAAAGTTCATTGATATTGTTACAAGTAGTTACACATTATTATAGTTTTATAATGTATGCTAGTACATAATATGGTGGTCTATTTTCGTGTGGTTGACCTCCACCTGTAGCTCGAGTATCATGGTCCCATAAACATACATAAGAATTATCTCTATCAGTTTTATTACTACCAGACAGGTTATTACCAATCCATTGAGTACCATTAGCTCCCACCAAATCCGAATGAGCTTCGATAAAGTAGGCATCTGCAAAGTTGTGAACGTGAGATGGTATTTCCTGAGTAGCCAGAGTAACCTTCTCTTGGCCACCAGTATTACCGATAAGATTGTAATCTTCATTACCCGATTGCCAACCTACTACGAACTTACCTGATAAGTCTGGGGTTTGTAAGTCATCTACAATCTGACCATTACATAAAGCCCAACCATTGGGTACTTGAGTACCATTCCACATGGCAATTAATCCTCTTGGTATACTGGAGCCTTCCATACTACCTAACTTCTCATCTATATAAGCCTTGATATCAAAATTCGGGAATCCCTGCAATAACCGTAAGAGAGTTTCTACATTAGATTGTTGTATACCATGTATAGCAGTATTATATTCTACTGGTTGAGGGAATCTTCCACCGTAAGGAACAATGGAATATTTCTCTACTGTATTATCTATAGAGTTAATACCCTGACCATAAATACCTATCAGTACCATTGAGGATTTGTCTACCAAACCTTGAGCTACAGAAGCCATAGCTCTATTAGCTAGTGACTCATAAGTTAATTCTGTATCTTCTAATACGTTTGTTTTTGACAAGTTTCTAGATTCCTTAGCACTTGGGTATAAGGGGTCTACCGACTTCTTATACAAACTGTAGAAGGAATTGGATTCATTCCAGAAAGCTCTGAATTGTACTGGGTTCTGTACTGGTTCTTCTAAAGGAGTATGATATGCAAATACAATCACATCCTCATTACTACCCTTAGAACCTTCAATATTTGGGATACTAATTGTTGCAGCATCCGATATAAATATCATACCATCCCGGGCAATACATCCGAAATTAACTTCCGGTCCTTCTCCAGAATCCGAAGCCTTAGTCATATACCTGGCAATAATTCTATCCTTCATTGCCAGGTAAGCCGGTGAGGTAGGTTCTCCATTCGGAGATATTGTGATAGCATTGTTGGTTATCACTGCTGAACCGAATCCACAAAATGGACCTATGCCAATGGGTGCAGCTATTGCTTCAGCTGCATCCTTGGACTTAATAATACCTTCATAATCGAAATAAGTTTTCATACTGTATCTTCGTTTTTATTGTTCTTAAAATCTTTCGATTGATTCCTCATATCTTGGAAAGCCTCTCCTACATCTTTGAACTTGAATGTTATAAATTTCCATAAGATAGCCCATATACTATACCTTTTCTTTACTCCATGGAGTTCACATATATGGTTGTAAATACTATCTATTTCGAAACAATAACATAGTATCATGATTGTTATCGAAACTGTTATAGGATTAAGTCCGTATGGGTCTCCAATAGCCTTACCTATAACGGCACCAAGTAATACATAACATAAATAATCAATAACTTTATTAAGAGTTCTTCTTCCTGCTTTAGATTTTCTTACTTCTATGCCCTGCATCCTACTGACGGATATTCCAAACCAGAAGTCCGAGAGTATTAATACGAAGGCTAATAAAATCATCCACCTTAGGTCAAAGATAATGGCATAGCATTCAGAAGTGAATCCTATAATACCAGTTTTGAAGATTGTGTTAAAAGAGTTGCTTTCCATCTGTTTTATTCTATTTTAAGTTTCCATTCTGTTCCTTCGGGAACCTCTATTTGGATTCCCTGCTCTGATATATCGTTGGATTCCCATACTAATTCTGTTTTATCTACTATGTCTTTCATACTTACTAAGAATACTGCTTTGACTGCAGGATTATCTTTTACATAGAAAGTATGTTTTCCAGGTAGATTGGTAAAGAACTGATAAGGACTGGTGTGAACTATATCAGGAGCCGTCTCATAAATTATATCACCAGAATCTCCAGTATCTGAAGTACAGGTTATTACTGTAGATACTTCTGGTACACTACTACTTAGTTCTGCACTTACAGGATTAAGAGTTAATGTATACTTAGGTACTACTTTCTTTACCGTTAAAGTTACTACTGAACCTTGGTAATAGAATTCGTAAGTACCAGCAGTATCAAGAGTAATTAGGGTATTCGAATTATAAGTTTCGAATAAACCTTCTACTGTAATACCTGTTATCTGACTACCACCATCGCCATACCTTAAATAGAATTGGCAATTCTGATTCTTGGTTAATTGATAACCTGCCTTGATATAATTAGTTGGTTCCGTTTGAGAATAAGGCTCTAGTTCATACCAATTTTCATCATCCGGATTCATAGGTTCTAACCATAAGTAGGATTCTGGTGTAGGTACATATTCTAATACCTCTACCTCTACCGTTTTGGTTGGGTCTCCTACGGATTCGAATTTATAAATACCAGCCTCATTAAAAGGATAGTCTGTACTTCTACCATAATAGAAATCGGGTCCTTCTACGTATTTATCATCCAATTCTACACTTCCAAGCTTTACCCATGTACCAGAAGTATTTTTTCTGTATACCTTTACATTCTTATCGAAGTATGAATATAAGTTAGCGCTTTCAAAAGTAGAATAATAGATACCAGAAGTAAGGAACAGCTTAATGGAAGCAGTGCCCTGAGCATTCAGATTAAGCTTCTTATTGGATACTCCAATGCCATAAGTAATTGTGTATCCCAATCTGTAAGCAACTACTGTACCATAATTTTCAGAATTACCAGAAGTGTCTTTGGTACATCTGAATAGGAATGTACCAACTTGGGTAGGAGTCCATCTAGAACCATTCCTAACCAATACTCCTGGGTCTGTAGTAAGTACAGCAATTAAGTCAGCAGTATTTTCATTTGGGTCTGAGGAGCGAATAGTAATCTTTGATGATTCTCGATTAGTAATATTTACATTTCGAGGTTCACATATTACAGTATAGTTAGTAGCTATTGCTGTAACATTTAAGATTACCCTCTTTGCCGGGAAGTCTGCAATAACAAATTCATAAGTACCTGCAGAAGTTATTTCCCAAATAGAACCAGAGGGTTTAGTTTCATGAGTATTGATTAACTGAACATCTACAGGTCTGATATTGCCTTGGTAATTCATATTAGCAGTAACCTTAATCTCAATCTTGGGATTACTACCAGTGATTACCAAGTTATCTAAATCTGTACCACCACTTATTAAGTCGGCATAGATATGATAGGATTTAGTGTAGTATTCTAAGCCTACATCTACATAAGTAGTTACTGAGTTATCTCCAACGCTCCTGAAGTAATATCTTTGGTCACCTTTCTTTGCATAGAAGATAGAACCGCTTTCATATAACTTAGAGCTCCATTTATTTTCGGATGGGTCATATCCAGTTACCTGATATCTTAAATCTGCATCATCATAATCTGAAGTTACAGTTACTCGGATAGGTACTTCGGTAATATGTCCCGTTACGATTTTGACTGGAGATATCAGGGGTTCTGCAACTATCTTATAATTGTAGGCTAAATCAAAACCATACTGGATGTTACCTGATACATTGTAAGGTAAAAATCTATCGAATAGTCTATCGATAGACTGTTTGAAAGCTTTAAACTCTTTAGTGGGAGAGGTAAAACCATGACCACCTATACTAATATCTACTTGAATACATTGAGCACAACCATAAATTTTATCATAGTTGTACTTATCGTACTCGGAATAATCGGTATCATATAAGGGGTCTACCTTTTCCCATTTATCCATCTCTCCATCAGTGGGGTCTACAATGGTACATGTTAACCCATACATATTAAAAAGAATCTCGAAGAACTTCCTTGAGCCTCTGATTTTAAGTAATGAGATTGAGTACTTTAAAATTGTACGAATCTGTTCATCACTTAAATTAGGAACTCCTGTATGCTCTCCTGTTCTAGCAAAGGGTAATTCTCCCAAGAACTCCCAGAGGTAGTTTAAATACCTCTGCTGAGTTTTATCGATATCGATTAAATCTAGAATATTATCAATATCAGAAGTAATATTATCTTGGAAGTATGAACCACATATTTCTAGAAATCTTTCTAATATGCCCTTACCATTGACTTTATAAGTATCTTGCTCCTTAAATTCAAATGGTAAGAAATCAATTAGGTTTTTAAGATTCATCATACTGTTTCATTTACTTTAAGTGTTAACTGACTTGAGTCTTCGAATACCGGGATATTATAACCTGGGTCTGTATAATCCCTGTTGGGTTCTGCAATGGTTATGGTATACCTGAATCCAGATTGGTAGCCATTGTTCTGAATATCAAGGGCAAAGATAAACCCATTTATATTATCTCGGATTTGAGTAGTCTTACCTACTTCCCCATCATAAGAGAATCCCCCCTTCAGAGACTTGATTGTAAATTTAGTTCCTGAAGAGAAAGATATAAAGTAGTCCATAGAACCATTAGCCTCATCCAATTGGAATTGACCAAGGATTAATTCCTTGTTACCATAGATTGTTATAGGCCAGGGTTTAGTATAGAATTTCTTTAAGTGTAGGTAATCTACGGATTCCAAGTTATCGATGAGTGCATAGATATCCGAGATTCTTACACTACCACCAATATCCGAACTCTCTGGAGAGTAAGCATTAAACAAAGCACTGAGTATTTGAGATTGAATCTCTGAAGTCTTATATGACTTCTTACCAGTAACTTCTATATCCAATATGATATTAACTCTACCTGCCGACTTAACAGTTAACCAAGTAGTAAGGGGTGAATTCTGATGTAAGATATCATATACCTTCTTAATCATGGCAGAGTCGGCAATTACACCATTGTCTGGTGCAATGTATACAATAAGTTTTCTACCGCATTCGTATTCAGCTTTAGCTTTACTAACTCCATCTACCAGTTTAGCTAAGTCTACAAAGTCCTGTTTAGTAACAGCTACTCCCATAGTCTTAACACTCAAGGGTATATGTTCCTTGAGCATACTGAAATTTTCATAGCTTGAACCACCACCTGCATTGTAGGTATTACTTACAGTAGCATCTGATACTGAAGAGGATATTACTGAGGGCACAGATGTAATGGTACCAGACTTAACGTTACCATTAATACCGGTAGTGAGATAGAATACTACATCAGAAATCTTTGCACCTGCTGCAGGTTTCTTTCCATTCTTACCATCTCCAAAGTAAATATAAGGATTAAGAGATTCATCTATCACTACCATAAAATGATTATCTGTAGGCTTTGAATAAGCAAAAGTATTTACTAATACCCAGGATTCTCCACCGATTTTCAGGGTCATAGTTCCGTGTTCGTAATATTTACCATTAGGTAAAGTACCAAGAGTAATCATTACACGTTCATCAGAAGGTATAACCATACCATTGATTTGACTTTCGGTATATAATTCATGTTGTACTACAGGTACCTTACAATCGGTAACATTAGCATACCAAACTACATCTCGAGTAGATAACCATTTGTTACCTGACTGGTCTGTAAATAGAGTTCCGGATGGGATAGTTAACTTAGCACCAATAGAATCTCCTGATACATCCCGAGATATAGTTAAATCTACTGATGCTGCAATAGCACCCCTTGCATGATAATCTACCAAGGCTCCATGCCTAACTACCGAAGTATATTTCCGAGCAGTAGGTAAGAAGGTTTCCCTTGCCATATTATCGATGTAATAGTGAAGAACTTCGGCAATAGCCGCAAATAATGAAAGGATAATGATTAATATATTTCCTTCCGAGTAATCCGTTATGAGTACATTCCCATCTTTATCTTTTATACCCATAAGAGATTCTATCAGCTTGGCCTTAATCTGTTGATAAGACCTCTGATAAGGGTTGAGCCATTTATTAGTGATTCCCATATTATTTTGTATTTAATGAATTATCTAAGTTGTTATAGGTAAGGTATAGGTATTGGCTAGAGCCTGTACCATTAATAGAATATTCTACTTCTATGTTTACCTTTGCATCAACTCTAGCAACCTTGATACCTTTAAAGGTTAATCTTTGTTCCCAGGTACCAATTGCAGTTTTTATAAACTCTTTAATAATAAAACTCAGGGCTTGTAAATTTGGCTCTTCTATACATTCCCATAGACGATTCCCAAAGTTTTCCTGTCGAAATCTCTGGCCTATCATATAATATAGGATAGAGTTAATATTATTCCTTACTAACTCCATATCTCCATTAACCGGATACCATCCAGTTTCACCGTTTTCGTTTCTGTTTAGTTTAATAGGGAAAGTCATACCTTTTCCTATTATGTCAGTAAAGTAATTATCCATTAATGTATACATTTAGTATCCTCGTAATCTTCTTGTTTGAATTCCGAGAATGGTTGACTTGCTTGAGTTACAGTAGGTCCTGAAGAACCAGGTCCAGTAGTTACACCAGAGTGTACATGAGAATTGAATAGAGCTCTAAGTGATTCTAGTTCTTGAACAGTTTGATTTAACTTCTCGGTTAATTCTTTGATATTAACCACTCCTTGGTTTGTACCTTGATTCAAGATTACTGTATCACCTGAACCTACACTTACATCTCCTTGAGCTTGGATAGATACGTTACCTTTTGCAGCTACTCCAATATCTCCATTGATATATATGGTTAATCTACCATTGTCATCATCTAAAGTTATTAGATTACCTTCTGGAGTAATGATACCCATCTTGTTTGGTCCGTCTAAAGGACTGGGTATCTGATTCAAAGCCCAACCATGGTATTCCCAAAGAGGTTTAGTTGGGTCTCCAAATTCAAAGGTAACAAATACTATATCACCAACCTTAGGAGCTAAGAACTTAAATCCATTATTGATAGAACCATGTTGACCCTTTGGATAAGCCCAAGATATGATACCATTCATTACTTCTGGGCAACATACCTTGATACGATTCATATGTTTTTCTTGGTCATCATTATCTACCACAATGCCTCGATAAACTGAGTAGTATCTACCCAATCCTTCGAGGCCATCTTCTGTTATTAACTTAGCGGTCGAGTACATTATCGGTTATTTTTTTTTGTTTTTTACTACATTAAGATATTCGTTTCTTGCCCACTCGGACCAGTCAAAAGAATACTTCTCTTTCATAGCCGGTGTTACTTTAGATTGGTCTACCTTAACTACTTTGGTTTTACCATAGATTGCAGTACCATTAGAGGTAACTATAGTACCTTCAGTTCTTACAGTACCTGCTGCTAAAGCTTGAGGGTCTTTAGCATTAAGTTCATCATAATAGAACTTATTCTGTAAGAACTCTCCTGCACCTTTCTTATCTATGATTACATTCTTATCGTTCATGAATCTTTCCTTAAAGTAAACTGCTTCACTGTAAGTGAACTCATGAACAATATTAGAAGCATTAGCAGTACTCTTCTTGTCTTTACCAAATTGAGTTTTAGCTCTATCCTTAGCATCATTGCTTACTATATCTTGAGTACTAAGTTGAGTCTTGGATGTAGTCTGACCCGCCTTGGCATTACTCTTTATCAAATCCAAAGTACATAGATAACCTTGACCTGCATCCATTGAATGCTGTACAGATTTAATATACCAATACCCGGACCAACGTTTACCCACATTTTCTAAAGAGATTACCTGAGAAGATTGTAATGAGGGTCTACCAACTACAGTCATTTGGCATACTAATTTCCTTTCTGTAGTTTTAAGACCTCCATTGGCATTAGCATTCATGGCCCAAGCTACTTTATCAGCTCCACCATATCTACCAAATAGATTATGATATAATTTATATATTGGTACTAATACTGGGACCTTCTTCATCCTTCGAATCTTAACCTTAGCTTTAACCTTACGAGTCATGGTAGGTGTAGTTACTCCCTCACCAGAATACTTTAATTCATAGGTATCAGGGTATACAGTAATATATGGATTCTTTTCCATAGCTGCTATACCTCTCTGAGATTGGTCATTAGCTGAAGCAATTTTAAATTTATTACCTTGAGTATCTCTAAGGTCTATCATGTGTAAAGGTGTCATACCTTCCGGGTCATATTCACGAGGGTCTACCCATTCTTCTGCAAGGTATTCCATTTTATATTCTCCAGTGAATAAATATCTTTCGTTTTCTAGTAATTGCCTTAGATTACTTTCCAACTCTTTACCATTCTTAGAGTTCTTTAGGATTTGCTGAAGTTGTCTCTTCTTATCGCTTGGTAAATTATTAGCTGCCGTATTGATAGCTTCCCTATATTGGTCAGTACTTAAGTTATCTAACATCTCTTGTTTACCTGCTTGATAAGCAACATAGGGTTTCTTAGAACCGTATTCTTTTACTGCCTGATTATGTTTCTGAGCTTTAGCTCCATACCTTTGCTCAGCCTCCATCTCTGCAGCAATGTTAGTAGTAGGATGACTACGATAATCTTCATAGGGTACACTACCATAATTGACTACCATTGTATTATCTACCTGAGCTACATAAGGAGTAGTAACTGTAGACATCTCCTCTTTAGCTTTTTCTGGTTCTTTTATATCGGTAGAACCTACAATAAGGCCTTTATCATCGGGGTCTATAGTTTCGGTTAATTGAGCCTTTGCCCTTTTAGTTACATTCTGCATGGTAAAGGATACCCTAAGTACCTCTCCATTCTCAGATTGATATATATAATTGTATTCAGGCTCTTGAGTAAACTTTCGATTGTGAATATAAATTACACCATCTCGAGAATCAATATACCAAGGTCCATTAGGATAACCTTTCATCTTCTGTTCTAATTGAACCAAGATGTTATTCCCTATTAATCCTAAGTCACTATCTATCAGAGCTTTTAAATCTGCCGGCATAGGTACTTGAGCTACTCCACTAAAGCTATTAGCGTAAAGTATCTTTCCAACAGTATTTCGACTTTGTTCTGTCGGGACCTGTAGTGACTCGTAGACTTTATTACTTATTACTTGTTTAGCCATTACTGAAATATTTCTATGATTACACCGATGTCATTGTTACAACCATTATCTAAAAAATTAGATAGGCTATACTCTGATAAATCTGAATGTGTATAAGGTGGTTGGAATCTTAAATCTCCAACTGTATCTATACACTTTAATGTCACATGAGTTCCAGTAGAATCGAATACACAATCCAAATCTCTTACCTTAATACTTCGTACTGGGCTTGAAATGAATTGACCATCAGGGTATATGTATCCCCACTGAAGATAAATAATTGAGCTTTCCTGGAGTTCTGGGATATCTACCGTATCTGGGTCTCCAGTATCAAATGTGATGGTTGCTAAGTTCTCCTTTTCCTCATCATACTTGTAGCTCCAATTACTTATATAAGCGCCGAGAGGTATGCCTGTAATTTTATTCATTATGGGCATACCTCCAGAATCGAACAGTGCCATATATGGTGTTGCTGTTCCATTATAAAGAATTGGTTGATTGGGTTTCTTAGTTTCCATACATAGGTATTCGTATTAACTGATAAGGTTCGAGTTCTGCAAGAGGGTTTAGGATATTATTAGCCTCAGCTATTAAATACCATTTCCCAGAATCACCATAATAACGATAGGCAATATTCTGTAGGGTTTCTCCATCCATTACAGTATGTTGTTTATCGTTATTTGTATGAGGAACTGAAGGGGGAGTTACCTCCAAAGAATAATCACCCTCATCATATTTAAGAGCTACTGCCCCATCATAGGGGCTAGCTCCGGTTAAGTATTGATTCAAGTCTATCATAAACTGATTCCTTTCGTTTTCTTTAGAGCTTCTTCACTTACAATATCGGCATAGGATAAGTTGTAAGCACTTACTCTCTTGAATATTAATTCTTGAGTTGCAGCTGCAGGAAGTAATTTCAAATCATCAATCTCGCATGACTTACCTGCAATCCTTGTCCTTGAAGCATTTCGAAAATTGTTTAAAGTATAGGTTGCTGAAGTAAGGATGTACTGATGATTCTCGAATATACCAGAATTACCCCATTCAATCTTTAGGATTGGTGGGCTTGCCTGATAAGAGTTTGCCTTAGACCACATCTCTAGTAACCTACATTTAGTGATTACCTCTTCTGGATTTTCTTGGTCATTACAGAACCAAGATACATTGAATTGAATTATATCTTCTGCTCCAGTGTAATGATACATGGGAGTATTACGTCCCATTGATTTAATTGTAGCCCAAGTAGTTTCTCCTCGGAAGTCAATAGAGGGAGGTCTATTTTGAAGAGTGATATATTGATAAGGTGTTGATACCAAATTATATATTACTACTTGGTTCATATTACGAACTTCGGGCATTACCATAAAAAGTTCTTTATTCTTATTTACGGAATTACCCTTAGCTGGGTCCATCTCTTCATAGCCAAAAGGAACTCCACCCTCTACCTGATGTTTTAATTCCATCCGATATTGGTTTTGTATCCTTTGGTTTACTTTGGGATTCTTTGATGTAGCTCTTGGTCCAAAAGGATTATTTGGGTCATATATCTTTCCCTTATCTGCAGTATCTTTAGGTAAGGTAGATGTAGCCCTGTTTAAATAAATCCTGGCCCTCCAAAGTTTATTTAAAGGACCAGTAAGAACTCCGGCAGAATCCCTGGTAAGGTCATTATACTTTTCAACAACCCCACCTGCTATTTGATTCAATATTCTTGCCATAATTGTTTTAGTTTATTCCTAAAGCTATACCAGTAAAATCTTGTTGGCCTCCAGGAGCAAAGTCTCCAGCAGGTTCTCCATCTACTGAGATATTGATTCTTGAATCCTTGAAGCCATCCCTGATTGCAGACCTAACTGCATCCACAAAAGCCTGTTGGTTTCTTTCTTGAATGGAAGCTTTGTTTTCCTCTGAGTTTAGAGCTTCAGTATTTTTATCTACCGAACTTGTAAGACCTCCGATTACATCTATAAGTAAAGGTATACCTATAGATAAAGCTAATCCTACTGGTCCTCCTAAGAATCCCAGAAGTCTACCACCTAAGAATCCTGCAGCACCCCTGATAGCACCTTTCTTAACTACCTGCTGACCTACAGTCTTAGCCGTATTAGTTGCCATAGAACTTGCAGCTCCTGCACCAGCAAGGCCAGCCATAGATATAAACTTACCATCAGCACCTCTAGCAGCTAACCTACCATTCTTCATTCTACCCACAGTACCTCCCATGGGTAATGCAAAGAATTTACCTGGAGCCATCTGTAAGGCAGTCATCCTCATCATCATTGCAGATATATTCCTAAGATGACCTTCAAGAATCGAAGCTTGAACATTGGTTTTAGTCATACCTGAAGCCATACCTTCGGTCTCTGCCGTAGCTAAAGCTTGAAATGTACTAATCATTCGAATAGTACCGGATATGAATTTAAATCCTTGATATAGGGTACCAACGATTGCTCCAGTAGCAACTACCTTTACCAAGAATTTACCAGCCCAGGTTTCTTGGATATCATTGATTATCTTAAGTAAACCTGAACCTAGTTTTAAGATAGGACTAAATACCTGGGCTAGGGTAGAACCTGCAGTTACTATAAAGTTCTCCCAGTTTGATTTAAACTGTTCGATAATACCTGCAGGAGTTTGTAATCTTTCTTGGGTTAAACCTTCTACTGTACCTTTTGCCGAGTTTACCTTATCCATGAGTTCGGTAAGCTTATTAGTACCTGACCAATAGTCCTGGAGTAAAGCAGATGCAGCTCTGGTACCTCGAACTCCGAAGATATTAAACAAAGCAGAAGATATATCTATACCTCTTCTACCTCTAAGTTTATCTCCCAGCATGGTTATAATCTTATCTAACCTTAAAAGGTTTCCTTGGGAATCCACTAGAGAAGCCGGGTCTATACCTAAAGATTTTAGCATAGTACTACCTGCTTTTTTCTGCCCGGTTACGGAAAGTGTTAAATAGCGCATCATATTTGCCAATGCAGTACCTGCAGATGAAGCTTGGATACCCTGATTACCGAGTACTCCAATTGCTGCAGCTGCATCACCCATACTGATTTTGGCATTTCTAAATTCGGCTCCTGAATATTGGAAAGATTGTGCAAGGTCGGTTAATGATATATTTGCAGAAGTTACTGCAGTTGCCAATTGGTCTACTACCTGAGTAGCATTTTGAGAAGGTATATTGAAGGTCTGCATGATGTTAGTCATCAAGTCAGCAACTCCACCTTTCTCTCCAAGAGGCATACTAAAGATAGAAGCCAGTTTAGCTGCAGGGCCAATCATTTTTTCGATTTGCTCTACATTGTTACCGGCCATTGCCAAGTACCTTTCTCCTGATGCAATATCTTTTGCTGTAAGAGGTGTTACCTCGTTGACCTCCTTAGCAACCTGCATTAGCCTTGCCTGTTGAGCAGCATTTGCTCCAGACATCTTAGAAGCTAAGAATACTTGGTCGTATACTCCTGCAGAATATTGGTAGGCTTTAGCCATACCACCAACCAATTCTTTTCCAAAATCAAAAGCATTAGCAGCAGACATTTGAATACCTCTGTTCCAGGTATTCATATCATTCATCATTGTTCTGAATGAATTAGATATCCTGCCTGCTTCATTGGAGAATCGGTCTTTTAATACCATTGCAACACCGACCTCAACTAAGCTTCTACTGTTTATCATTTATTTTTAATCTTTTTTAGGTTATCATAATATTCATCGGCTAAGTCTTTAAATCTTTTTCTTTCTCGATACGGAAGACGCAAAAAGCTGAGATAATCTAGGACTATCTCAGCTCTACATATATAAGTGAATGTACCCGGGTGGTCTACGCTTCCGTCAGGTAGAAAAAAGATGATGATAGCATAACTGGGTATTCAGCCTTTTCTCCAGTAGTGGGATTTTCTACTTCTGTATTACCGCTGAATACTGGGTCATAGGCAAATACTGCCTTACGAATTTCAGCCATATCCCTTACTGAAAAGAGAGAGAAGTTTTCTACCTTTTCCCATTTGTTATCTACCAGTAATCTTAGGTTTCTTGCCATCAAGCCAGCACTCTTGGTTTGTTTTTCTATAGGTAACATAACCAACCAACGTTCTCCTGCACCGGTCATCAAGTCAAACATAACTTGTTTACCAGAAGATAATACTACTTCGTAATCTACGAGTTTCTTCTGCTCTGGATAATAAGGAATAGCATTGGGTTTTTCATCCATCTCTTTTTCGGTAGGTAATGTTCCATAATCCTCAAATACCATTTCTCGAAGTGATTGCCCATAAGTTACTAGCCCACCATTCTGGCCCCAATTATATTCAAATTCTACTTCTTCACCGAGTGAGAAAATTCTTGACATGAAGATAATGTGGTACCGGTCATTCAAAGGGATACGGTCTGCATCCTCTACTGTAAGTCTTCGGTTAGGAGTGAAGTCTGTATCTACTACGATTGCCTGAATAAACTTAGTAAGGTTCATAAGATTCTTAGAATCCATGGGATTTGATAAGATATCCTCATCGGCTCCATTCTGTTCACGGATTGAATACTTAAATCCTGACGGTGCTGTAAATTCACAAGTTCTAAATTCCATATTTCTTTATTTTAATTGGTTACTTAAATCCATAGTATCTGATATAACAACAAGAAAGGGGTGAGCCCTTTCTAGGAATCCCACCCCTCCACCTAAAAATCTTAGTTGAAAATAGACTAAGCTTTTAATACTTATCGGCAGTACCTACTGAGAATTCGATACTTTCGATTGTGTTTTCTGAAGCCATTCGGTCCAGGTCTAAACCTGTAATCTTACATGGCCATACCTCTTCGAAGAGGTGGGTGTTAAGTACGGAAACTCCATCTTCGGCAAGTTCATTTACGATTACATTTTCCCAGTATTGGCTTGGTACCAAACCTCCACCTGCAATCATATCCTGGCATGAATAGAGCCAGTCATGAAGCCATGTATCTGAACCTGCAGTAGTTAATAACTTCCCTACTACTAAGTTACCTACTGTAACTCTACCGGCAGTTTTAACGTCCCGGTTAACGTCTCCATGAGCAACCTGGTCAATCTCTATATCTGGCAAAGTACAAGTTTGGAACAGATAGGTATTGATAGGGTGCTTAGGGAAAGTGATACTCCAAAGGAATTTCTTTCTCGGATTTTTTACTTTTGCTCCCATGTCTTTTAGTTTTATTCGTTTTCAACAATTGATACCGACTTAGAAGCTTGGTCAATAATGATTGACATTGTAACTTCTTGCATTGGTACGATATCTTTATATTTCAGGATAGCTTTATACTTACCCTGACGAACATCTTGTTCGTTGTTCACTGAGAGTTCACTGTATGAGTTAGCATCTTGGTCACCCATCCAGGTATATTCTGACATAGCATCGCCATCTACGCAGGCATCAAGAAGAGGTTTAACCTCAAGCCAAATCTTATTCCAAGTGTTCCAGATATTTGGTTCTTCTAAATATCTTTCTAGAATTGGTCTAAGATTCTTTTTGAGATACAGATTCAATCTTACAATAGCCAGAAATCTTTCTGAATCTTGTTTTACCTGAGATGAGAAGCAATGCCATAACAAAGTTCTCTTACCTTGGTTAGGTACATCCTTTACGCAAATGATATTTACATAGTTCTGAGCCAACTCATTAAGTTCGTTAGTTCTTGAAGGAGAACCATAATTCGGACATACAGGACCATTACCATCGTAGATAATACCTCGGTTCATTCCGGCAAATGATTTCCATACACCGAATTGAGTTGCAGAAGCATCACCCAAACCAAAGATAGTTCCCAGTACGTCTGAATCTACCAAGTTACCGTCTTCGTTGTAGTATTTAATACCACCACCGAAGTAGGCTACATACTTAGAGTTACCTACAGTACCAAGGCAAGTCTGTACCCAAGTGTTGATACCTTTCAAATCTCTTGGCTGGTCGCCTTGAGTATAATGAGTAGTATACTTAGGTACTTCAATATAATAGGTATACTCTTGCAATTCCTTAATCATATCTACTGCAGCCTTGTGTACCTTAAGTATATCAGAATCTGTAGTAAGATGTTGATTAATATGAGAGCAAGCGAATTGGTATACATCTACATAATCCTTTACAAACTCAAGAGAAGCAATCCATTCATCTGCAGTAGGAGTAGTACCTGCATTACCTATAGTACCGTTAAGAGTAACCGCATCAGCAGTAATTGCTGCATTGTTAAGTTTGATATCGATTGGGTTCTTTGTTCCATCGACATCATCCGTTAACCATTTAATGAGGTTATTCCAAGATTTGATACCTTCTACTGTATCGGTCATAACCGGTACAAGGTATTCTGAATTCTTTGCAAAAGCACTTAGAGCAAGGTAGTCTACTGAAGTGTTGTTTACAGTATCTGCTGTTTTGTAGGTAATGATAGGGCCTTGTTCTAATACCTGACCATTAGCACTTACTACTTGATAGTAGATTGTGTTAGCTTGTTTGTAAACTTTTACATTGAAGGTTTCAGCACTACCTATTGGGTCTCCATAACCCTTAGTTACCAATCCGAATCCTACTGTAGTAGAACCAGAAGTAAACTTAAAGAGAGATTTAGGACTTGCTTCTTCAGAAGTAGATTCAGTAACAGAAGAACCATCTTCAGAAGCTCTTACTGCTCTAGCACCTCTTGCTGCAGCTACAGATATAACTCCCTTGGTTGCTCCCTTACCCAATACTCTAATAACACGAAGCTTAGAACCACCCATAAAAGCCTTCTCAATATTTGATACAGAACCATCTGGTACTATCTCAGAACCAAAGAGTCTTTGGAAATGTGAGAAAGAAGTGATGATTTCTGAAGGGTCATCATAAGGACCTTTCGTGGTTCTAGCCAATACACATGAAACTCCTAACATAGGAGTAGTCTGTTGAACATTTCTGTTCTCAAACTCAAACTTAACTGAAGGTGAATTTGGCATATTATACTTAATTTAAAAGTTAGTTACTTATTTAATTAATACCCTGAAGTATTGTCCTTATTCACTTGGAGTTGAAGTAAATCGTTTTCCTGCTTTTCTACTGTACCCAAGAGTACTGAGATATCTGTGATAGGAACTAATTCACCTTCTCCTGCAAGTTTTTCTGGCAAGATACCATCTTTACATATGTACTGATATACCTTTTCGAGTAGGCCATGATTTTCGTCTGGGTGGTCATAGTAATTACCTATCTCTATATAAAGATTTCCAGTAGGAGCAACCTTACCATCTTCCCATTCTTCCAGGTCATTATAGTAAGGTCTTACATACCCTCTTGATGGCAAAGCTTCATACATGATACTATGAAGTAATCTCATATCTTGTTGAGTATTTGCCACAAGATGTATATCCAGAGTTATGTCTTTAGTCTCATAAGGAAATTCTGAAGCTTGGTAGTTACCATTCTCTAGTTTATCTCCTATGATATATTTGTTCACACCAATATCACCATTATAGAACCCTTGCAATTCTATGGTGATTCTGGGACAAGTCTTTGCACCTTTTACCTGATTATTACCTACTCCAAAGATAGGTATGAATTTCTTTAAGGCTTCTGAATCCTCCTTAAATCTTTTCTCATTCTCTAAGGATAGTGGTAGGTAGTCATCAGGATTTAATGTAAGCTTTCTTTTTAATGCTGTCGTTAGTAGACAGATATAAAAAGTCCTTTCTACTATTTCTTCTGTATTTACCATAATTTTACACTATTTGAGCAGCTAACAAAGGAGTGAATCCATAAGTACCACCATCAGTAAATACACACTCAAAGTGGGCAGAAGTTCCATCTATCATCATACCTGCAGTTTTTCTAGCATGTACCATTGCTGACAAAGTAGCTTGAGGTGTATTTGATATATTACCATAATTAGTAATCCAATATGTTACAGTTACATTAGAATTAAATAACTTAACATCCTGTGATTGACCAACTGTAGGCATTTTAAAAGCCATAACTTCTTCAGATACCTTTTCACCTTCTATTAGTTTATCTCTATATCCAGTAATCGTAAATCCAACAGAAGTTTCATATACATTAGCATTCTGGTCTTTGGGTACTACTAAATTTACAGTTGGTGGTTCTAACCTATAATTATAGGAAACCGTACCTGCTGCCTGAATAACCTGAATGGTTTTATTATTACTACTTCCACTCTGTTTGATAGTTAGAGTTCCGGTGATAGCTTGTTCAGTATGATTCTTAGAAGTTATGTTTACCTCTAGAGTCTTTTCTGCTGCATCAGTAAATCTAATACCAGCAGTAAATGGTGGTTCCTCTAGGAATTCAGCAGTAACCTCTACATTTTCCCATTCTCCTTGAGGAGTACCATTTATCATTTCCCTACGACGGGATGTAACAACCAAAGTATCAGTCCCACCTTTACCCAGAATATTAAGTGTATCCTTATCTACCTCCAATTGGTATTCGTAATTAAGGCTACCTTTCTTCTGAATGAGGTTAACCGTTTTAGTAACTCCATTGACATCTACAATCAATGAAGCTCGCTTATCTGATTCAGTATCATTCAACTTTAATGGGTGTACCATTACAAGTGTAGGACCCTTACCAGATGTTTTATCTGCTTCAAAATCTGCCATTATTTTGTATATTTTCTGAGTTCTTTTCTTACTTCATTACGTATAGACTTCTGTAAAGCATCAGCTCCACCTGCAGCTTTATAAGCAGGTCTCCATAATTCACGAGCAGGTAAGTTACCATCTCTACTACCGTATTCTAATATGATAGCAATCTGGTTAAGAGTTTTACGAGAAGTCTTTCCAAAGTAGGTTGTCTTTTTCAATCCAGGAGGTAGACCAACAAAGGTTCTGTCTTTTCGGTTCACTATAGTAACTGACCTTGCATATTGACCAGTAAGGTTTAATAAAGTATGAGAACCATACTTCTTAAGTGTAGCTACTGAATGTGGTGGCCAAGATACTCCGGAACCTGGAGGAGGAACTCCTGTATTTAAGCTCCTCTTAACAATACGAAGAAGTTGATTACCGAACTTCCTTGAACCCAAATCATAGCCTCTTTGCATAATTTGGGGAGTTCTAGTAATCAACTTTTCTGCTTGCATTTGTTTCCTTGGGTCTACATAAATCTGAACACTTCCTATCGGGAGTGATATATTTATGTTAACCTTTTTTGCCATCTTTCTTTTCTTTGTTGTTTAATCCCAACTCTTGGGCAATTTGCAAGAGAAGATTCTCCTGGGTTGATAGCCGAGTGTCTATCTCCATCTTAAATGTTTCAAGTTCTTCGGGTTTGTAAGCCTGAGCTGGAGCTTGGGGGGCAATCATACCCTCAATTGTCTTAAAGATATTATCGCATTCAGTTACGATAGTTTCATACTTATCCCGGTTATTAAGAACATTCAAGGCATTGGTTCTTTGAACATTTACCTCATTAACAATGTTCTTAAGGTCGGTAGTATAGTATACACCATTATGAATACCTTCCGTAGTTTGAACAGGTAAGAAGATTGTAAGTGAGGATACTGAATCCTGGATTACCACTTCTATACTTGAAACAAAGTTGCCATCATTGCCTGAAGACATAGGTTTAATTTCACCAACTCTGATTACTGTAGCTTTGTCAAAGATTGGATACATAGAACGTCTGTCTCTTTCTAAGGTATACAATGTATCACCTTTTTGTAGTTTCGAAAAAATCAATTCTTCCATAATTACCTCCTATTTATTAAATTTAAACCGAATGATACTGCACCTGGATTCTTCTGCATGAAGTCTACCAAGTTTAAGAATTGATAGTATCCGAACTGGTCTACAAGGGCTTGGGCTTTGTTTGCTACTTCTTGAGCAATCTCTTGATTAGGAGCCGGCAAAGATATCTGTATCTGATATTCGGTTAGTTTTTCTTTTTCCATCTCTCTAAGTTTTTAGGTGTTAAAACGAAGAAAGGAGTACACCCCGTAAGATGCACTCCTTTCTTTTAAATTTCCAGCCTCGATTAAGCCGGAGTTGTGGTTGTTGTTTTAAGAGCGGCAACTACAGACTGGATAATGTTCTGGTCTCTCTGAGCATCTACTACTCGGTTAAGACGAGCAATTTCCTGGTCTTTAGCGGTGTTTTCGATGAGGCACTTGATTTCCTGTTGGCCATTCTTGATGTCGCAGCAGCAACGTTCCAATTGAAGAGCCAATTCAGATTTTACTTCTTTAATCAGGCCTTTAGTTTCGCAGCAGCATTGCTGTTGTTCAAAGCTCATGTTGCAAAGACGGTCCATAACACGGTTGAATCCTGCTCCCATTTGGTCACGAGAATCCCGGATATCAGAATTAGTTTTGTAACCAAGGTCGCAAAGTCCTCTTTCCGTAGTGAAACGGTTGTTGAGAACTTCTCTTCCAACACCGGCAACATCTTTTGCTACACCATTGACTTCTTGAGTAACTCCACGAGCTGCATCAGAGATATCTTTGTAGATACCTGCCTTTGCTTCTTGAACTGTAGATTCTACTTTCTGAATGTCAGCTTTAGTGTCATTGATTTTGTCCCATACGGAAACTGCAGCAGCACCAAAGCCACCACCTACCAATGCTCCACCAACTGCACCCCAACCAGAGCCCCAGCCTGAGTTTCTATTACAACCATCATTACAACAACGGTCTCTGTCGGCTACCACTACAGTGCCTTCTCCGGATTTTAGTTCCATAACGTTTTAGTTTTAAATTGTTAAACATAGGTTAATTAATTTTGTATATAGGCCTATACGTATATAAATACCGCAGTATTGTTTTATTTATATCAAGTAAAATATCTATGATATACACCACAAGTAATGATTGGTAACTTAGTCGGATCTTTAGGAGTTAAAGTTAAAATACCAATTATGGTTCCTATAGGAAAAACAGTAGTATTCTTTTTTATTATATCTAAACGAATACCATCATCATTATCTCCATCACTAGATAACATACTGATATTTACTGTAAAACCAGCAGGAACACCAGCAGAAGGATATAATTCCCATTGATATTCGTAATCAGTAGTTTGATTTGGGTCATTACTAATAGTTACAGGCCTACCGCTTTTACTAAACTTTAAGTTACTTAATTCTACTTGTTGAGTATAAGTACTACTATCTGTACCATCCACTGATATATTGGTTTCAATTGTGATAGCATCTTGAGCTAATGTACCGAGCCCATAATAATTACCTGACCGTATATCAGTATTACCAACCCAATTTTCATCTTTTACGGTACTTAATCTAATTGTTCTAGGCCCGTTATTATTTACTCTCCCTCCCAGGTATCCTTCATCTCTAGGGTCTTGGCTAACATAGGCATATAAGGCTTGATTACCATTGCCAGGTTGTTCAAATCTTACAGATTGACTTCTAGCCGATTCTCCCTCGTTATCGGTTAATGCTCTAATGGCATAGTTATAGGAATCATCTGAATTCTGACCATTATCAATTACTTGTAACCAATCTTCTGAAGGTGGTATTAAAGTAGGTTTGATATATTTCTTAGCAAATTCTACATTATTCCTTTGTAAACTTGCATAAGAAATAATATCTCTACTAGCAACAGAATCACTGTTCATAATATCACCATTCAGAATTACATTAGTATTAGTATTACCAGCCCCTTTCCAACAAAATATGAAAATTCTCCGATAGGGTACTGGATTTACCAATAAGGTAATGGTGGGTACTGTTCCTACCTCTTTACCGTTAATTACAACTTTAGGATTATATAAAGTTATGGTATGAGTACGTGGATATTCTGATAAGTTCTGTACAGAATTACTAATACCTATAAAGGCATTTTCAGAATCCGATTGTAGAGTAGCAGATACCTGACCACTTGGTGAAGCTATTGCCGAGTTATTTTCAGCTATGGTTCTAGAATCCCAAGAAGTAGGAGTACCTTCTACTCCATTGATAGAAGTATATTCTAGTATGTGTAAATCCATTCTTACAGAATTTTCCATACCAGTAATACCCTCTAATTCAACTTCAGTTACATTCTCTTCTACTGTACCATTACTATAGTTTGCAGTCCAAGATATTTCATACCTTGTAGAGATTGTTGCAGCATCTTGAGTAAATGCCCAACCATTCTCTACTTCGGCAGCACCATTATAAAACATTACACTACCAGACCGAGTTTGATTAGTAGTATTTTCTTTTACAGAAACCTCAAAATCATATTCGTAATTGAGAGGATTACCTCCAATAAGAGATACTGAAGCCCAATCTGTAACAGTAGCATCTAAATCAAAATCTGGTTGAACTGCAACTTTATTGGTTACAGTACCATTCGTTAAAGTTTCTCTGTAGGATTGAAGTGTAACAGTAACAGCTTGTTCCAATGCAGAAAAATCTCCAGAAGGTATTGGTTCTACATAATCAATGAAATCCCTGGTAGTTACCGTAGCTGCCTGTTGTTCAACGGTCAAGGTTATCGATGTATCTCCACTACCCGTTTGGAATATGGTAATATCTGCACTTCTTTTACTAGTTGTTGTATTCTCATCTACACTTACGATAAGGGTATTACCATTCTCTTCTACATGAATCCAACTTGGAGAACCTGGTATAGAAGTAGTCCAAGTAGTATCTTCACTCTGACTAGTAACTGAACCATTGATAATCTTATATCTTTTACTACTTATGGCAAAGGAATAAGTACCATTAGGCTTAGCCGGTACTTGTTGATTTAAATCTTGTGTACCCTTATTTACTTTTAACTCATAAGACCAAGCAACACTTGCAGCTGCCTGTTTTACACCAAGACTTAAAGTCTTACTACCATAAGCCAAGTTTAAACTACCACTAAGTTGAGATTCAGAAGTATTCTCTGGCATAGTAGCACTTATACGATATCCTACACCAAGTTCATAAGTTACATTGGTACTACTTACAAAACTAGGTTTAGTTTTTACAGTAGGAGTATCATCATGCCAAACTGTATCTTTACCATTTACCACGTCCCAATAACCCGACCTTACTAAAGCTTTAACAGTTCCTCCAGTATTTGGCGCTGTAGGGAAACTCTCTTTAATAACCAACTCCTCTCTAATGGCTACTGTACCTGCTGCTTGACTACAAGTAATGGTTACGGTTTTGCCTGAACCCACCTGCTCATATACTACAGTACCAGTTCTTGCTTGAGTTGTAGTATTCTCTTTCAGGGTAATAGCCACAGCAGCAGTAGCACTTTGTATTTCAGCAGAAGTAGATTTAACTTGGATATTAACACCTTCATGTGAACCTTCTACTAAAGAACCATTAATATATTTTTCACGATAACTACTAATTGTCCCAGATTTGGTTGTACCTAAGGCATCAAAGTTTAACGTTGGAGTAGAAGTAGTTAATGTATATCTCCATTCTACTAGATATGCACTTTGAGTTACCGTAACTTCTTTATAAACGGTATCCATAGTTGCCCTTACTACTACGCTTCTTTGATTTGCAGTTGTGTTTTCTGCAACAGTCAAAGTAGTACCTGATAAACTGAATCCGGTTACTGCAGTAGGTATACTTAACGTTGGAGTACCAGTAGCATCGGATGCTGCATTAGTTGCACCTGAAGACCAATGGTTAGTTCTACTTGCCCTTGCACTTGCAGAGATTTGTGATGTACCACCTTGTTCGGTAAAGGTACTTGGGTTTGCAGAAATGGAAACTACCCATGTACCTTGACTTGTATTGGTAATCTTATTCTCTGCCTGATATATATCGATTGAGGCACTACCAGATTTACCATTAAGAGTAACGGTTAATGTACGGCTTCCCAACTTAGTTCTTGCCTTTGCAGTTGTACCAAGATTAGAACCTGAGATATTTTCGGACCATACTACTGAAGCTCCAGAACTTATAGTACCACCATCATTGGTTTTACCATTCCATCCCCAAAGTTGAGAATAAGTATAAGTAGGTGTAACTGCAGTCCCTCCTGATGCAGGGATATCTGCAATGCTTCCTAAATATACAGTAGGTGTACCATAAGTTTTTACACCTGCTAATTGAGCAAATGTTACTGTAACTTTTTTACCAGATTCATTTTGAGTACTAGTAAATACTTGAGAACGGGAGTTTTCTGATTTATTCTCTAAAGCAGTATAGTGATTCTCGTCATCCATAAATATCCAAGAGGGTAAGTCAGGAGATGAAAAACCTACATCTACACTAGTACCCACAGGTTTACCATTTATATACCTTTGCTTAAATGAATTATACCCTGCTATTGCGGGAGTTGCAGAACCTCCTAAAGCTGTATAATTTAGATTTGGATTCTGAACTGAAAAGGTATACTCCCAAGTTTCAACTCCTGCATCCTGAGTAAATTGAACTGTTATCTGTTTACCTGACTCATTCTGAGTAAAGGTTAAACTTGCAGAACGTTGATTTAGAGTTGTATTTTCTGAAGCTTTATAACCTTCATCATAAACAATCCAGTCCGGATAAGCAGATTTGGTATAACCCACAGAAATAGTATCTCCGATAGCTACTCCATCTATCTGTTTTTGTTTAGTAGTACCTAAACCAAACCACCGAGGAGTAGGATACCCTCCCAAAGCTGGGAAGTTTAAAACTGTGTCTACTACAGTAAAAGCATATCTATAGGTTACCTTATGAATATCAGAAAGTTGTACGGTTTCATTGTTTCCATAGGAACTGGCATTGGATATTTCCAAGCCAACGTAATTTTCTCCCGTTCCTGTAGGAGAGAGTGCCAACAATTCAGCCTTGGTAGGGCATTCGTTTGAATCCTTACCAAGGCCTACTTTAGTTTTGACAGCACTCCATGTTGCTATCTCACCCATATTAATCTAAGTTTGTGAACAAAAGTTTTTCTCTTAATTCATCAATCTCGGCTTTCAGAAGTTTAATACCTTCGATTGCCAATACTGACATCTTAGAATAATCTACCTCTTTAACCAGGATATAGGTTTCTCCATCCTTTTCTACCTTTTCGAAGGCTTCTGGATTAGGAACTGTTTCAGGTTTAACCGTATTCTCAGAAACTAATTCTGGGAAATATTTTTCGATTGTCTGAGCAATTGTACCTATATCGTGATTACCACGAATCATAAATGAATCCGTAGGTATAGAGCAGATTTCATCGAGAGTATGTTCCAATGGTTTAATGAAAGTCTTAAGTCTTTCGTCAGATTCTTTCCATAAACCAGAAGGAGCAGATACCTTCTTAAAGATAATCTCAGCAGTAGTACCCAATCCCAACTGGTCTCTTGTTACTCCATGAGGATTACTCATGTTCTGCATGTGAGTAGTAAGATTGGTTTGAGCATTGGTACCTGCAGCCTTGGCATCTGCAATAGCCGTAGCTTGAGCAGTAGATACTGGTTTATCTGCATCTGATGTATTGTTAACATTACCCAATCCCACTTGAGCTTTAGTTACTCCATGAGGATTAGATTTATTACCAATATGGGAATCTACTTTGGCATTCACAGTAGTATCTGCTTGAGCTCTTGTTGCAGCTTCATCTGAAATTAACTTCTCTACTCTTGTAATCTCACCTTTTCTGTCATTGACTTCTTTAGTGATATTATTCTGGAGAGTAGTATCTGCACCTCTTAAGTCTTCAGCAACTAATTCAACTGCAGCTTCAAGGTCAGTTCTTACTTGAGTATCTGCAGCTTTTCTGTCGGATACCTCTTTATTGATAGCAGTAGTGAGTTCTGTTTTAGCAGCAGCTATTGCAGAATTTCTATCTACTACCTCTTGAGCAATATCATCAGCCAATTCTCCTTGCAAAGCATTAATAGCCTCAGTTCTTGCTGTAACCTCATCTGAGATTTGTTTTGGTAAAGTAGTATCAAGCTTAACCTTATCTGCAGCAGCCATAACACCAGCTTTAGCAGATGATGCAGTAGGAATTTGTAATCCTTGGATACCAGTACCATCTGCCCTTTCATAATTTATGGCAGCTTTAGAGGCATCTGTAACAATTGAGATTAATCGTATAGGATTAAAAGCCATAAGAGTATTAAGATTGTCTGTAGTAGTCTTACCCTTAGCTCCATCATAAGCAGTACCAGTAATCTCTCCAATTACTACTCCACCAGAAACAATCAGAGACCAAGTAGTACCAGTCCATCTGAATTGATAACCGGGTTCTCCCGTAGTTACATTCTGATAAATCTTTCCTGCCTCTCCCGTTATTGGTGTATTATGGTCGGCATCTGCAAAGAGAGAGATATTAGAAAGATCTCCAGTAGGAGACTTATCGTATGTTGCATATACATCGATTACATCATCTACATATGAGGGTAATTGTTCAGAAGGTACTTTACCATTTTCATCCAGAGAAGCTAATCCACTAGCTTGTGCCTTAGTTGCAATGAAGGCATCTAGGGCATCCTGAACTCCTTGTATGTCCTCGGTTAATTCAGTTTTCAAGGCAGCATCTGCTTCTGTTCTTGCAGTTACCTCATTATCAATTCGAGTACCCAATGCAGTATCAGCAGCAATTCTATCCTGAACTTCTTTATTGATAGCCGTAGTTAACTTGGTGTCTAAGGCAGTATCGGCATCTTTTCGATTCTGAACCTCGGTAGCTATTGAAGCTTCTAAAGTGGTCTTTGTAGTTTGGATTAATTCTTTGAGTTCTGTTTCCAGTTCTGAAGTATCAGTTCCAAGACCATCAATCAAAGCCTTCAAAGCTTTACCTTGTTCTGCACTTAATGGTACCTTAGTTCCACCTGCAGTTAAGTTATTTACTACATCTCCTTCGATAAGAATTTTACCAGCTCTTACTGTAGAAATAGACCAAGCACCTTGAGCAGTTCTCTTGAACTCTCTGTAAAACTCCATACCTGCCAATTCATACATGAATCTCAAAGTAATGGCACCAGTAGTAGGACCACTAAGTTGTAAACTCAATCTAAATTGTTGATAGAAATTGTTGCCGGTATCTACCAATATATAAGGACGGTGTGTAGTGTTATTTGCAATCTCATTAAGCAATTCATCAGTAAATACTGCTGCAATCTCTTCTGAGGTTGCCGAAGCAGATATATTGAATGCTGCTGCCGGGATAATAATTGGTTCTAATTGAGCATCAAGTTTTTTCAAAGAATCAACTACATCAACTGAACCTCCCATATAATTCGTATCAGTAAGAGCTGGCATTCCCAAATCATTGGTAAGACCTACTGCAGCTTTTACCTTATTGAATTTAGAATCAGCATCTGCCTTATCTACTTCGATACGTTTTTGTACTTTACCAAAGGCTGCCGAAGTAGTATCTGTTACCTTTACATCCAAATCTGCAGGAGTAGTACCGGTTGCCTTTACATAGCCATCGAGTTTGATATCAGTACCATTAAGTATAGGATTAGAATCCAAACGATGAGTATTGATAGTATGAGCATTGGTGGCATCGATATTTTCTTGCAAAGTAGTATCAGCTTCAGTACGGGCAGTCTCTTCAGCAGTGATATTTTCTTGCAGAGTAGTATCAGCTGCTTCCCTTGCATCTTCTTCGTTATCGATACGAGTACCCAAAGCCGTGTCTGCAGATTCCCTGTCTGTAACTTCTTTATCAATACGAGCTCCTAAAGCAGTATCAGCTTCTGCTCGGGTAGTTGCCTCTGCAGTGATATTATCCTGCAATGTTTTATCGGCAGACTTACGTTCTGCAATTTCGGTATCAATACGAACTCCCAGGGCAGTATCAGCAGCAGTTCTTGCAGCTTCTTCTGCATCTAGAGCATCTTGAAGAGCCTTATCAGCAGCCTTTCTTTCTTCTCTTTCTGTTCCCAAGTCTGCAGTATTCTGGTCGATTTTACCTTCTAACCGAATATCTTCTGCCTTACGAGCAGCAATCTCGGTTTCAAGTAAAGCCTTAACTTCCAAGTAAGAACCAGAAATGTTATTCTGAATACCTTGAATCAATTCCAAGTTTCTTTGGATATTGGCAGCATTCTGAGTAATAAGAGCATCTTGATTATTTGCTCTTGCCAACAATTCAGTACGAGTTTCAGTAACATAAGTTCTTAAATCCTCTACTGTCTTAGTCAGAGTTGTACTCAGAGTAGTAAGCTTAGCATCTAAAGCAGCATCACCTTCAACTCGTTTTTCAGTTTCTGTCTCAATCTTCGTAGTTAACTCATTTAACTTCTGAGTCATAGTTGTTGCAAAGTTGGGGTCATCACCAAGGGCTTTGGCAATTTCCTCAAGTGTATCCAGTACACCTGGAGCAGAACCAATGATTTTCTGAATTGCAGCTTCTACCTCAGCTTCTGTTTGGAATCCTGAATCATTCAGAAGTTCAGAAACTTTAGTGATATAGTTAGCATGTTCTTCAATGCCGTTCAATTTGTTCAAAAGAGCATCAGTAAAGTCATTTGAAGAAAGTACTTTGCCATCTACCTTGTCTACCTTCTTAGATTCAAGACCCTGAATAGCAGTTGTACGGTCTGAGATTTCCTGGGCAATCTTATTATCTAATAAGGTATCTGCATTGGTACGGTCTGTAACTTCTTTATCGATATTTACCTGAAGAGCAGTATCACCTGCTAAACGAACATTAGCTTCATCCGAGATATCCTTAGATAAACCATTTACTTCGTCTTTATGATTTGCTATTGCAGTATCCAAATTGGCCTGTATAGCATTCTCTCTAGCGGTTGCTCGGTCTTTCTCAGTATTGATTGCTACCGTATTAGCCTCTACCTTTGTTTTAAGTTCATCTACCTTTTCATTAGATTCTTTCTTTAGGGAATTAATCTTCTCTTCTAATAAAGTATCAGCACCTCTCCTTTCATCTATCTCTCCATTAATCTTATTAGTAAGGATAGTTAATTGCCCACCAACTTCAACCGTTAAAGTTTGAATCTTGCCGTCTATAGCAGTTTCCAATGCAGTATCTGCAGACTTACGGTCTCCAATTTCCTTATCCAGGTTTACTTGAAGGATTTGGTCTGCTGCCTTACGTTCAGCTGTTTCTGTACCCAAAGCAATGTTGGTAGTATCAATACGAGAACTCAGATTACTGTCGCCATTAGTACGGTCTACAATTTCCTCATTAACCATATCCTTAACTTCTTTGTAGTTATCGGCAATGGTTTTATTCATGGCAGTGATTGCCTCAGAGTTCTTTGTGATATTTGCTTGGTTAGTAGCAATAGCCGTGGTATTAGCATTTACCTGAGCAGTCAATTCGTTCTTAACTGTATTGATAGCATCCTGCATTGATAAAGCCAAATCCGAAACTCTCTGAGTAAGAGCAGCAATGTTATCGGTATGGGTTTTATCTGCTTCCTTTCTATCAACAGTTTCTTTGTCGATATTTGCCTGCAAGATAGCATCAGCATCTTTACGGTCTTGGATTTCTTTTGCCAGGTTATCTTTAACTACTTGAAGAGCAGTATCTCCAGTAGCAGCCGAGTTATCTACATACTCTTTAAGTTCTTCCTTAAGAGCAGCATCTGCTTCTGTTCTTGCGGTTTCTTCATCAGTTATATTTGCCTGGAGGGCTACATCAGCAGCTTCCCGGTCTTCAATCTCTTGGTTTACCTTTTCTGTAATTGCTGCCAACTTCTTGGTGATAGTTGAAGCAAAATTAGGGTCATCACCTAATGCCCTAGCAATCTCTTCCAGAGTATCAAGTACTTCTGGTGCAGAACCAATAATCTTTTCAATTGCTGCCTCTACTTCTGCTTCAGTTTGATAACCGGCATCATTTGCCAATTGTGATACCAAGGTAATGTAATTAGCATGTTCCTCGATTCCATTCAGTTTGGCAAGCAAGAGATCTGTAAAGTCATTCTTAGTTAAAGAATAACCTTCTCTTTTATCTACCTTCTTGGAATTAAGGTCAGCATCTGCAGCAATACGAGCTTCCTTCTCTGCTTCAATTGCAGCAAGTACATCGGACTTATCACCATCAGTCTTTTCACTTAGGGCAGTTATCTTCTGGTCAAGGATTTGGTCCTGAGCAGTACGAGTTGCAGCTTCAGAATTAATATTAGTCTGAAGAACCTGGTCTGCAGATTCCCGAGCTTGAGCCTCTTTATCAATGTTTACCTGGAGGGTATTATCTGCATTGGTACGGTCAGCTACCTCTTTGGTAATTGAATTCTGAAGAGTTTCATCGGCAGCTTTACGATTTACTACCTCATCAGAAAGTTTACTTTCTAAGGCAGCATCACCAGTTTGACGATTAGTGATTTCTTCAGTGAGTTTCAACTGAATGTTTGCATCTGCATTTGCTCTCAATTGGGCTTCTGCAGCAATGTCTTGTTTGAGCTCTGCCTTATCATTGATATGCAATGTATTCAGTTGGTGAATACTTTCTGATAAAGCATCGTCAGCCGTTTTACGAAGCTCAGCTTCTTTATCTACCAAGTCTTTAGCATATGCCTTAGCTTCTGCCAATGAACCAGTAGTTTCATTTCTGAGGTCTGCAATGTCAGCAGTATTCTTATCGACTTTTGCTTCTATCTTATCTATCTTATTGATAAGATTAGTAACTGCAGTGTCGATTTTATCATTAAGTAAATCCACTGCCTTAACGAAATTAGAGTTAACCTCACTAATTTGGGTACTCAGTTTCCCTTCCTCCTCCTTAGCTCGGTTAACTTCATCTGTCAGTGCATTACGTAAATCCGTTAATTTGTTGGTAATTGTAGTAGCAAAGTTGGGGTCATTTCCCAATGCTTCTGCCAATTCCTTTAATGTATCAAGTGCATCATCGGCACCATCAATCAAATCACTGATAGCTTGTCTTACCTGTTCTTCAGTTTGGAACTTAGTATCATTCTCCAACTGAGAAAGCTTAGTGATGTAGTTTGCTCTTTCTTCAATGCCTTCCAGTTTCTCTTTGAGTTTATCCGTGAAGTCATTTTTAGATAAGTCGTATCCTTCTCTCTTATCTACCTTATTGGCAATAGAAAGAACGAATGCCCAGAACTCATTAATAGTTCCAGCAAACCCGGCCTTTACGAAGTCATCAAAATAACCTTGTAAAAGTCTTTGGTCAATTTCTTCATTTGTGTAATACTTACTTACGTACATATTGTTATTATTTTAAGGATTGATTACTTGCTTACCACAGAAGAAGTCAGAATTCTTATCTCTGAATGGTTCTCCTTCTTTTCCACAGAAGGCATTCATTGGAATATCTGGATGTTCTGGGTCTGGGTCTCCCCCGTCTTCAATATCACCCCTGATTATTGCATAATCTGGAAGTTGATTGATACGGAATTTTATCACCTGGCCAATACCCGGATGAGGTATTATCTTATCCCAAACTTCTCCAAAGTAATCTTGAAAGCAAGTAACGAACTTACCTCCAGTCATAGACTGAAATGTAGTAACGTCTAAATTACTTTTCTTACTTTCAATATGTACTCCAGATGTACCGTTCAAGACAATCAGGTTACTGTCAAACCAAATACCGTTTCCGGTATTAATTGGTTTCCATCGTAACATTAACATCTTTGCCATATACTTTTCAATTTTATTCTACGAATTGTATTTTGGTATCTCGGTCCCTTTTTAGGATAACCATGAAGACTAATGCTTCATCCTTGGCCTGAGCAACTTGTGTATCTCCAGAAGGTTTATAAGTAATACCATTAATTACGAACCTATCTTCAGACCAGTTAAAATCCCAATAGCCTTCTGGAGTTAAATGTCCCAGTTGTTCTATATATGATTTAGTAACCAGTATTGATAAATTCTCATCATCGAGTTCTCCAGTTACTGTTGCCTTATTAATAGGCCAGTTTCTGAAGGCATTGTAATAACATAATGCCTCGATTGGTATATTATAATATTTAGGGATTTCATCTTCTCCATGACTTAGGAGTTGATTTACATTCTTTGCCCAAGTTATAGTTTGCCTACCAGCATCTATATCCAAGAAATCATTTATAATCTTCTTGTATCTATCCCAAGACCGGTTCTTAACCAATCTATGAGGAGTCTTGGTCATCGTTTTCTAATTAAGGTTCTACCATTACGTTTTACTGGAGAGCTGGGGTTTGGCCCATCTATTAATCCAGGTCTTCTTCTGTCTACTACTCTTGGAACTACTACATGACTTGATTGGTCACAGAATGGTAAGTAGATTTCCAATCGTCCAGCTAACATACAAAGGTTTTTTCTTAACTCGTCTATGATACCACCAGGTTGCATTGCTTGAGAAAATGTTTTCCATAGGGAAGATGTTGCATCGGCAAGTGTATCATAGTACTGTACTTCAGTAGGCCCAGTTGTGATTTGTTTGATTCTATCACCTCGAGCTTGTTCCGGTTTAGAAGAACCATCACCAACTTGTTCTTTGGTTGAAGTAAGTTGACTTAGGTATTCTCCTGTACTTGTTAATAAATTAAGGAGCTTAACATTGAGATAATCCCATGCTGCCAATTCCATAATTAATTGGTTTTCTAGAGCTTCATACATTAACTCATCATTATATTTATCCAGTGGGATAATATGATTTACTAGCGGTTGGATATATAACTGCCATTTAGTTATGTACATTGCTTTCTCTTCTGATGACATACCATCTGAGATTTCTGAAGGAATGTAATAATTGATTAGGTTATATATACTATCAGTTAATGTAGTTTTGGACTCGGTATTTACAATTATGGTTTTAGTTGCATTTAAGTTAAGTCCTTCGGAGTTCGTTATGTTCAACGCTACTGTATAGAATCCGGACTTTTCATAAGTATAAGTAGGTTGTTTAACATCATAAACGGACCCCTTATCATCACCAAAGTCCCAGTCAAAAATGGCCTTGGCTGGGACTTTGGTTAATACTCTAAATGAAACTTCCAGACCATTCGCAATAGCTACAAAGTCTAGATTGTCCATGGTATCTTATTTTTTAGATTCTTCGAACTCTTCCAACAGAACCTGAATCAAAGTTTCAACTGTATCACCTTTGTCGGCAACAATTTCGTGACGAGCAGCGATAAGGGTTGCTTCTTCGAGAGTATAGGCTTTGGCAATCTTTTTGATTTCCATACCTTTTTCGAACTGAGCATTCAGTTTCTTTTCCAACTTATCGATGTCATCATTGGAGTATTTGTCGACAGCTTTCTTATCAAGAACCAAACGCAGGTGACCTGAATTCAAAGCCATCTGAATCTTTTTAGTTCTGTACTGTCGAGCACTCAATTCTTTTTCTTCTCCTCTACAAATTGTAATACCTGTAGATTGGTCATGGAAGCTGTAAGCTTTAGCACCTACAGTTACTTTATATTTATCCATAATTTTACTAAGTTTTTAGATGTTTAAAATTAGGGGTAGGTCCTCGCAAAACCTACCCCATCAAGAAATGGAATTATTTGTAAAATAAACCAGGTGTATTATTACTCAAGGTTAACCAAGAGATACGGGTCAATGTTCATAAATTCGGGGAATCCAAATTCTGAGAACTTCTTCTCTGCAGACAGAATCAATGCAGCATCCTGATACATCTTAGAGAAGCCTGTAGTCAGAGTAGCATAGATTGCCTGAGTCTGATTTGATACGATTCTTTCTGATTCAAGCATCAACTGTTTTGCAGTCAGTTTAATCAAAGCAGCAGTTGTATCAATCAACAGCAAACCTTGGTCAGGTGTTCCCGGGTGAATATAGAAGTTAGCATTCTTAGGTACCGGAGACTTCACGTTCAGTGTAGCTTCAGTTGTACCAGAATGACGTTCTTTGAATTCTGGCAAGTTCAGCATTTCGATTGCCTGGTCTTCACCACCAATCATAGTAGTAAAGTTACGTCCCATACGAGCAGCTCTTACCCAGATATGTAGCAAGTCTTTGTAAGTGATACCATTCGTAGTTTCATATACACCGATAACCGGAGCAGATTCTGAACCATCAGGTTTGTTACCGTTGATAACAACATCCATTGCCAGAGTATCCATTGCATAACCAAGCTGAACACCGAAGTCACGAAGGTAGATTGCCAATACATCCAGAGATACGTAGTTACGAACTTCATCAGTAAGTTTGAATCCCTTACCAATTTTGAAGAGACTTACTGATTTCTGTCCAAAGCTTACATCTCCCAATGGGATAGTTTCTGCTTCGTTAACCTTTGCAGGTGCAGCATCGGACATATTAATCATCGGCATGATTGCGCTAAGACCACTGATTGACTGGTCAGATGCAATAATCTCCGGATAGAACGGAGCTTGACGCATACCAAGAGTGATAGCAGAACGAATGATTTCCGGAACAATCCAACGAACATCTTGCTGAGGCATCGTGAAGATGTTTTCCATTGTGTCGATTTTCGGATTGATATCCAACTTCTCGAACAATTCATCTTGGGTAATACCCCATTTACCAGTGGTAAGTTCACCTAATGTGATGTCCACAGGTTTTTTGTTCTGTGAACCTTGACGGTAAGCATCCAACTGCTGTACCATTTGAGGAAGTTCTTTTGCGAAGTCTTCTCTCTTCAATTTTGAAATATCAACTTTTTCCATGTTTCTTCTTCTCTTATTTAATAAGTACTTGAATTACCTCGTTTGCCTCATCTGCAGGTGTGATGGCAATGAAAGGTGTAGCATCTGTTGACTGGTTTGCTTTTACAAATCGGCCGTTCAGTAAGTCACCAGAGGGAACTACATATCCTGCTTTTAAGTCAGCAGCATTAGATACCCAGTTACAAATCATGTAACCTTCTACAGCAACAGTTACCTCTACTGGGAATTTGTTCTGTGCCTGGTAAGCAGGATTTACATTGTCGGTTACTGCCACTCCGATATATACCTGAGTAGATTCAGTGTAAGGTTCAATTAAACCGTCTTCTCCAAGAGCTACCGGCATACCTTGCAAAATTGTTTCACCATCTTTTACACAGAAAGCTTGGTGCAATTTGTGTGATTCACTTTTGTAAATCACCGCTCTTGGGGTCTTTTCCCCAAACAGCGTCATTGGCTGGTCTTTATTTACGATTTTAGTCATAACAGTGATATTTATCGATTATTACTTGAATTTCTTCTTATACAAGTCTTCAAGGGTTTCCGAAGTAGACTTGGCTTCTGCATTCGAAGTAGTTGCAGGTTTCTGAGTTCCAGTCTTTTCATCAGTCTCTGCAACAGAAGAAGCACGGCTTACATCATGAGAACCACAGCTTGCACATACCATTGGGAATTTTTCTTCCAGACGACTCTGATAATCCTTAGTTAAGGAGATGAGAGTAACGATGCCAGTAGTTTCGGCATTCAACATTGTAACAATAGTTTCATCGGCTTTGTCACCCATCAACTTCTTGTAAGTAGTAACAGCATTTTCACGGAGAGAAGCAATGTGATTCTTTCCTACAGTTGCCATTTCCTTCAAGTTTGCAACTTCTGCATTCAGGTTGGTAATCTGTTCTGTAAGAGAAGATTTCTCTGTAGTAAGATTATCTACCGTTGTCTGAAGACTGTTTTTGGATGATACCAAGCTTTGAATACAAGAAATGACTTCTTCCTGAGTCATTTCTTTGCCCTCTGCCAGAGATAACATATTATCTCCGAAAAGCTTTTCTAAAAATTCTTGCAATTCTTTGTTCATATTTTCTTTATTAGGATTATGATTTTCTTGGGTACCATTATCATTAAAAGAATCTGGAGTATTGTCCTTTTCTTGGAATGAGTTGAAGTCCGTTTTGTAGTCAGTAAAGAAGTACTGTTTGGACTTGTCATCCCGATATTCCTCATAAGAAGACCAGGTTCTTTTTGCAAAGGTTGGATTAATGATTTTACCATCTTCACCAATCTTTTGAGCAAATGAATCAGCTCCATGAGATACCAGGGATGTTTCCATATATCGAACTACCTCAGTAACTATTCTACGAACCATTTCACCTTTAGAGTCATAAGTACCAAGTTTTTGATAGAATTCACCATCTTCCATTCCTGGGTGTGATTTATCCCACTTAAACTGTACTGTTACCGAGTTACTATGAATTGAAGGAGGTTCCATGAGAATACCTCTAGCAATTCTTGGGTTAGCTTTACCATCAATCTTCAAAATACCGTTGATACCTGCAGGTATAGTAAAGCTTCCATCCTTATAAGACTCCTGCCACATTACTTGAGATACAGCTCCAATTGCATTACCAATATTTGTTTCATGGTCGCAATTTACTGTTTGCCCGAGTAACAGTTTCATGGAAGCCTTAAGTACTCCATTCTGACCAAAGTCAGTAGGATTCCAGTTCTTGGATACAATCGTTTCAGAAAGTAACCTAAACATTGGTTCTATGAACTCTTCGTCCTTCGGAGTAAGTTCCGATTTATCAAGGTTTGGATAATAGGTATTATAATCTATATCCCCTCCCCAAAATCCAAATTGAGCAATGGTATCCGGTGTCGGAGTCTTCCATTTGTAATAATTCTCTGAGAAAGCCTGGGCTCCAACTGCTTCTGGGATATACCCAGCCATAATGGTATGACCCTGGCCAATCACCATTGAATCAAGATGCTCTTTGTTTCTTTTAGTAAATTTACTCATCTTGCTTTTGTATTTTGGTCTCCACGAGATGGAGCCGGATTAGTTTTATCTCTTGACCTACGAGCAGATTGATTTTTATCATCTTGCCTTTGCTTCTTCTTAGTTCCTTCTTGAGGGTCTGAGTTACCGCCTTTAGCAAATTGGTCCTCAAGTGAAACTCTTGGTTCATTCTCATCAGGAGAATCATAACCCATTGCCCAAGCATATTGGTCTTGGCTAATGATACCAGCCTTATATAATAAATCCAGGTTTTGGATTTTATACTGAAGACCTTGTTGAACCTTAACTTCATCAGAGATAGTTGAAGTTCCCCATGATATCTTTATTCCCTTATTATCAAAGCCTGCCAGACGCAGTTCTAGAGAATAAAGAAAATCCAATACATAAGTTACAAGCATTTGGATATTTTTTAACTGGCTGATTAATTTAGACAGCATTATACCCGTTGCTCCCTCTCCCGTTGTTGAACTAACTCCAATAAGGTTTCCATTAACTCCCAAACCATTTGCAACTGATTGCTGATTCATGTTCCAGGGTTTCTCAATATTACCAAGCTCCTTGGTAGTTGAATTGAGTTTAAACTCATGGTCATCAATATAACCCGTTACTATTCCGTCCTTCATGCCATTACGAAGATTTCTTTTCAAATCCTTTAGTGTACGTTCAAGACGATTCTGGTAAGCTTGTAAGCTTTCATTAGGATTCTGGTCTGGTTTAGTCATCTTAGCTTCCAAGAATCCTACCATACCAACCATCTCCATTATGTGTTTGAAGTTAACCTTCATATCATGTTGACCTTTTAATGAATCCAATGCTGCCATAAAAGGAGGAATCCCATAAGGTTCATCGGTATCATTAAACATACCAGCATACACATAAGTTTCTGGGTTTAGTTTGATATAATCTTGGTGCTTAACAAAGTAATTCTTATTCCTCTGGTAAGGAGAATATACTCCATTGTTCTCCCTTTTGAAAACAATGTTCTCTGGTCTAAGGAATAAGACTGTATCTAAACTTTCTAGCCTATCATTAGGAACTCCTTCAACAGATATAGCTCCACTAACAAGGCATTGTACAATCATCTTATTAACTAGACCGTCTATACCAGCAGTATACCTGGACCATTTCTTTGTAGCTTCGGTAAGATGTTTTCTCATCTTATCTGCTTCGGCATCTGAATTATTTGGGAATGTTACCGTATGACCTGTGTTTGCCAACTTAAACATATCCTGCAAAGCAATGCCCATATCCGGATTTACCTTATATAAATCACGAATCAAAGGGATTACTTCAACACGAAAAGAAGGATCTACCATTACGGTCATCCCTTTCAGAGTACTGAGTAAAGAGTTATCTTCATCTACTGATACTCTACCAGGAGATATAGCAGCAGCTTTTGGCTTGCTTGGCTCCTTGTTTGATTCAGGAGGTGGGTCTTTCTTTCTACCCCAACTCCAATTAAAATTGAGCTTTTTCATTTCGGTTGTACTATTACGTTAGTTTTTCCTTTTCTTATGTGATTACAGATTGCTTTACCGAATATAGAGTCATCTGCATATACATCCCCCTCTAGGTCTACATCTACTGTAGAATTATTAGCTCTATGCTTACCCATTGCAACTGGCCTACCTAAACCATCATATATGAAGGTATATGCTTCTTGAACAAAGAAAGGGTCTTTAACAGTAATATTATCTTCTCGAATATCCTGTTCAAGTCCCTCTACAATAACAGAACGGTTCTTTTGTGTAGTTAACCATCCTGGAGATTTATCTACCTCAGGTCTAGATTTACCTTTCTTCTTAAGCATTTTCTGATAATAATACAGTTTAGGATAACCTTCAGTTTGAAGAGCAGAAGTTACTGCTAATCCAACATCATTGGATTCTGGAGCAATGGTAGCAAAGTTAAACAAATGCCCTGTATCTCCAAGTAACCTTGCATACTTATCTACTGAAAGTCTACCTTTGAATACTGCTTGTTCTTCTCCTTGTTTATCCATGCAAGTAAATGCAGAGTAGTCAGAAGACCTACCAGTTGAAACGTCAGCACCAATGAAATATTCCTTATCTGGTGCTGGTTCTAAGAATTGCCGATATTGACCATTGAATCTTTTCTTAATAACCGGATAATCACTAAGACAGTCTTCGATAGCTTTTATGTCAGCTAAGTCGAAGACCGTATTTCCAGATGATAAGAAGTCACCATCAATTTCTTGTGCAGTTCTTTTGGTTCCCAAAGCAGAAGACATTTCATTGTACCAATTAATATCTCGTTCTGGGTGCATTTGCCAATACAATCGTAGTGGGTTAAATGGGTTTCCACCTGCAATAGCATCAACCCAAGTTGAGTGGTAGAAGTTACCAACTCCATAAGGAGTGGAATTGATGATAGCAGCTCCACCAGTGGAAAGAGTAGGAAAAGCGGCTGCCCAAATCTGGGCTGCCCATCTAACTACTGCTGCTTCATCAATTACCAATAAGGATAGAGATTCCGAACGACCAGCTTCAGAAGACGTTGGGATAGATTCTATGAATGAGCCATTATCAAACTCTATCATTGATGCAGAACCATATTCTCCAGAACGTCCATTAATAATCGGTGTCTGTAAATACCATGGCAGGTTTTTGTACATGAACTTAATCTTCTTTAGTACCTTCTTTGCTGTTGTGTCCTTGATTGAGATAATGTTAATCTTCTTGTTAGGATGATACATTGCCAACCATAGGCAGTACATAGATATAAGCTCCGTAATACCTGCCTGCCTGAACTTAAGCAGAATATTGAAACGTTCTTTTACGAAGTTATACAGAACCGATTTTTGATACGGGTAAAGTTCAAATCTTACCTTTCCCCTCATAGGGTGTATCACATAAGTGAAAAGGCTAAAGTAAAAAACATCATTACTAACCTTAGCAAGTGTTGCTAGTTCTTCCCTTGTGAGAGCAGATGTGTTAGTTTCTATGTTAATCTTCTTTGCCATAATCAAAAGTTATATGTTACTGAAAACTCTAAGTCAGCTTTTATTCCCGAAAAGAACTTCGGATAATGAAAAGCATTTATACCAAGTTTATAATTGAAATTAGTAGTCTTGATTGAAAGGCCTGTCCCTATGTCTAACATTTGATTAAAGACCCTATATTTACCATAAACGTATGGACTTAGAGTTAGTTTTCTAATTCTTTTTTGAGTTAATTGACCTTCATACCAATTGTACTTATACTTATCTAAGTCCATGTTAAACATTCTCGTTGAATAGGAGTTTGTTTCTTTGTTGAATAAACTTAGATTCAATTGGTTTTTATCCAAGGTAAATTGGACCAGAGAATCTTCTCTACTAATCCTATTCGAAGTAACCGCTGTTGAATCAGAAGCCTGGGGTTTAGTCGAATTGCTACTGTTTCGATAGAAGTCGTAGAGAAGAATTCTCTGGGGCTGAACCAATTGTGTATAGGGTATCACAGGTTTGAAGTTCTCTTTCAATTTGATTGTATCAGGAATGCCAATGACCGATGAATCAGGAAGTTGTCTGATATATGAATTCAGTTTGTAATTCCTGAAGCAAAGGTAAATAGTAAATCCTAGTAGCAAAAGGAACACAAAGTTCTTCCACTTGTTTTTATCTGTTTTCATCATCACGAAAAATTTAATTATTACTAACTATCGGTAATCGCTTAGCGATTACCTTTTATCGAACGTAGTGAGATAAATTTCCTATATCCTAAAACATATATTCAATATCTACTACAAACAATAGCTATATACGTATATAAAAATATAGATATATATACGTAGTATATTATATATCTATATTTTTCAAAGGGCAGTTTGGAGTAATATATACTTTAGTATATATTAACATGAAAGTGTACCTAGACATTTTTGATACATTTCTTAAACCAAAGCCCTACTTCGTATACCGAACCTTTGGCAATTGTATACCTTGCCTTATTCAACCAATAAAGGTAATTTTCTTGGTCAATGTAAATCTTAAATTTTTTAGGAAATCCCATAATTACCTTGAAATCATTAATCCCAAGAGGATACCCATCGGGTCTAAATTGCCTATCTGCAGGTCTTAAAGTTAGAGGTGGTTTATCTAATTCTAATCGATATACTCCCGGGAGAGTACTCATCTTTGCAGTTTTAATGGGCCATTTCTTCTCGTTCTTGAAAGCACTATTCCATAATACTTGAATCTTCTCAACAGTCAGATTCTTCTTTTCAGGGAGTTTTCGATAATCATACATCGCCAAAGTTTTTTCTATTGGGATATTATAATTACTCCCGTAAGGAGATACAAAGAGCAAGTCTCTAGTAAGTTTTGGAGTTTTTACTTGGAATACTTCATCAAAAGCATTCAAGTATTTCTTACCGGTTTTCTTATGCACTCCAATGATGATTAGACGTTTCCTTGATACTTGAGAGTTCCCATAGTCAGAAACTGACCTTTCATGAAAAATAAGTTTATAGTCTTTAAAGGTTAAATTAAAGAACTCATAAGGAAGCAAAGATAGCAAACGAGGAAGATTTTCAATAAGAAAAATCTTAGGCTTATATTCTAATATTGCAGCAGTTACTAGATTTAAACTCCTGTTATCCTTAGGGTTACCCAATTCTTTTACCTTTGAAAGCCTCATAATGGATGATGCCCCACAGTCTGGAGATGATATAATAACATCTACTCTCTCCTCAAATTGAGGTAAGTTATATCCTTTGTAGAATGGTATATCACCAAAATTAGCTTTCCATTGCTCTTCACCAGGAGTATGGAATACTCCTCTTACTTCTATATTCCCAATCAGATGTTTTCTGAAAGGGAAGAGCAGGGCACCTTGCCCTGCACATACTCCCAATACATTCATTTCTTGTAGCTTCTAAGTTTTACATACTTAACCCAGGAATAATGTTTACGAGTTCGGATATACTCCAAGTCATGGTCATTATTATGGGCTTCTTCTTCGAAGCTTACATCATGATATCTTTCGCTTTGTTTGTTCCACTTAGCAAAGAACATGATGATTAAGTACTCGATTGCATACCATAAGTAGTAGAATATCCACAACATCTCTTGCATTTGTTTGAGATGAATGTGCTCATGGTTGTAATCATAAGTATCAAACTTAGCACCTTTTCTCACAAAGACAATTCCGAATAGGTTCATTGCCTTGTATCCCTTGAAAGGGATGAATTTGTTGTAAATTACCTTCATTATATCTTGTTTTTAAAGTTTTCGTAAGCGTTTTTTAACTTCTGGTCATAGGCATTTTCAGCATAACCAGGACCATTATACTTCCGAGCAAAGCCTGCCCAGTCATGTTCTTTCAGATTTTTCAAGCAACTGGTATTATTCATGTAGTAATACATGAGTTTTAACTGACTTTCATGAGATTCCTGCATCTTTTTCACGAATTCGACGACGTCTTTACAGCCACAATAGAGGTGATTGAAGCCCATAATCTGAAACATTCCCCAAGAAGCCGACTTCAAAGCACATTCTTCGTCGATTTTCTTGGCAATTTCGAGTCTTTTGTACTCACTTGCTCCTCCTAAGTACTTCGATTTATCCCATTTTGGGAAACAAATCGTAGGGTAACTCTTTTGAGCAGCTACTGACTTGTCTAAACCGAACTTATTTTTGATTTCTTTGTACATAATGTGACCTTCAAACAGAATTTGAGGTCTACCATCTACTAGAAATCCATCTCTACCTGCTCCTTCAACCAGTTGTACTGCCTTTAAAAGAGCTGGCTCCAGTCCTAAATCATTGGCCAGAGCCACAATCATTTTATTAGTTAACTTATCCATAACGTTATATTTTAAAGTTCATTAAAGAAAAGAAAGTATTGCGTATACCTTATCTGGATGATAGTTAGGAGTTCTATTATCTTATATAAATTTATAATAATATGGAACAGAAACTCACATGTCACTTATGTAATTCACCCTTAAATTTGGATGATTATGATTTAGCCAAGACAGTACCTCAGTTAATGAAGGAAAAACAACTTTGTTTTCAATGTGCTTTTTGGCATAGAATTATTGAATCGGATAAAACTCTGATAGGGGATTCTAATTATGAAATGATTCCCTTGGTTACACCTTATTTTCAGCATTATTCTATTCACTTAAATAAGATTTGGTTAGAAGTCGCTACCTTTAGAAGAGAGTCATTAGGTTCAACCAAGAAATATATTGCTGCAATGGTAGATGATAAAGTGTATATTGGTTCGTATAATAATTGGGGATTCCAGGGAATAATTCCGGCACACTTAAGAGAACTTTTTACTCCAAATGGTATAATCCTAACTCCAGAACAACTAGACGACTTACTTAACAGGAAATCCTTTACCGCAGCAGATTTAAAAATTCTTATTGATAATTGCATTAAATCAGATTAATTTTGTATATTTGCATAAACAATTTATAATTAATAAAGATATGAAAAAGAACAAAGAAACCAAAAAGCTAAAGGAGGGTGAAGAAGTCATTTTCTCTGATGGCAAAACCTTAATGGAAAAGGTAAAGGTAGAAACCATCGACAAGAAAGGTGGGTTTGCAATCCTGAGTAATAAGGTAAAGGTATCAAGAACACTTGGACCAGATGGGAATTATATCCGATTGGATGGTAAGCAAAGTGTTATCCTACCTCTATCGGATAAATCCGAATTGGATTACCAAGCATTCAAATCCTACTTCTCAATCAAGAGAAACCTTGAACTAATCGAATCCAAGATTAAGGATATGAAGGACAAAGACTTCAGTGAACTAATCGTAGAGTTAGATAAGAAGATATCCAAAATAGTAAATAAATACTTCGAACAATGATGTGGATTATCTTGGGTATAATATATGCTATCTGTATTATACCTGCCTGGTTTATGACCAGAGTGATATGCTCAATGCACCGATTAACTAGACCGGGATTCCTATTCCTAACTATCTGGTTAATTATGCCACTATTTCCGATATACTTTATAATAACTTATATAGAAAAGAAACATGAACAGAGAGATTAAGACTAAGAAGGTTGGTAGGCAAAAGAAGCTTACCAATCCTTGCCCAGTAATCAAGGGAGAAACAGAAGTAATGGTGGGAAGCCCAAGATGTATTACCTGCCAATGGTTTGAAAGAAAATTAGAGAAGAATGGAAGAGCCTACGTTCACTGCAATCGATTATAATTCCAAAGAGAATAAGGTAATCGAAGAAAGGATAAGAAATTATTACTTACCAGTAAAGAATGTCCTTGAGACAGTTCGGGATAGAAGGATTAATATACCAAATTCTCCAAGAGGATTATGTGTTGACTTGATAGAGGTGAGTAGAACCATTAATATAGAGTTCAATCTTTCTAATGATGGTACATACTTATGGCAAGAAGTAATTAAACCCTGGTTTACTCCACAAAGGTTTAACCTTACCCATGTATACTTTGGTTATTCCCATCACATAATCGAAAGTATTAAGGATGATACTCTTGATGTAAATGGCAGAATATATTTTAGGGTACCTATGAAAAGGTTAAAGGGATACAAATACCTGTTCCATACAGCATTTTGGTTTCCAGTATCTAAAGATTATAATGCTGAACGTATTAAAATACTAGAGTGTGCCCTGGAAGATTTAGAGAGAATTAAAAGAGAGGGAGAACCAAAGCTCCCTCCTATTACCGAAGATGAACCTATAATTTATTAAGTTATGGAAGATATTAACATCGGTAAACTTACCCAAGAAGAAGAGGCAATCCTTAGACTTACTGAGGAAGTTTGGAATAGGTTTTTGGAATTACCTATCAACCATCCGATGGAAATGAATGAGATGGCAATTAAGATACATGATATCCAGAGGATGATTATCTCAAGGCCTGGATTTAGGTTGAATCAAGAAATGTTTAATCAGTATGGTAAAGGTAACAGCGATAAGGGATGATGACCATAAGAGAATCCTAAGATGTTCTGAAGGTAATAGGGTTTGGTATCGGTTATGGATTAATCCTGGGGATATGATGAGAATAGAACCCTTATTGGAGGGAGGGGATAGAATTTGGATGGAAGAACTTGAGATGTATTATACTTTCTTCTATGAGATAAGGAATGGTAGGAGGGTCTTAGGGAAGGATAGGGTTAAGAAGATATTGGATACTATTTTATAGGGATTGAGATGCCAGGGATGTTAGGTCTCTGGCTTCTTTGTGTGTTGTGTGGTTTGTGGGATAATCGGGGTACCCCTTAATACGAGGGGAGATTTTGGTGTGGTACTAAAAGGGCCGAACGGTTACGTTAAAATTAACATTCAAAAATAAAAAGTAAGGGACAAACATTTTTATTTGCTTTCCCTTACTTTTTATTTAGTTTATAAGTTCTTTAAAAAATCTTTTGTATCTTTGATAATCTGAATTAATACCCAAATTACACCAACAAATAAAAATACATTTAATAGCATATCATTTAATTACTTGAAATTTTTGACTATTTGTAAACCTTTTGTTAGAACTTCTTTTTTTGTGTCCTTTGTATTTTCGCTTGCAATACTTGCAAATGAAAAATCATTCACTTTGTAGACTTGCTTATAAAATTCTGTAAATGCAGAAACAAGTGTTTTTAGTTCATTTTGTTTCTTTTCTTCTTTCGCTTTGCAAATCGAATCAAGCAAAGAAAAAGTTGTGTTTCTTAATTTCTTTCGATACGCTTTCTTTTGCTTTTCGTTCAACTCTGCAAAAAGACTTTCAATATAAATTTCGGTCTTTTTCCCTAAAGAAGTTTTTAAAAGTCCGTTAGTTTTTTCATTTAGACTTTTAAAAATACTATCAACTGATAATTTAATAGTGCTATTTGCTTTTGCTTGCGCTTTTGCTTTATTTGCACTAACTTTGTTTACTTTGTTGTTAGCAACTTCTTTTTCTACTACTACATTTTTTAATTCTTCCATAATAAAATACTTTTAGTTTTTATGTTTATTTTATTATATCCTTTTCTCTATAAAACTAAAAGATTTATAAGAAAAAGAGAAAAGGAATAAATTAATTTTATATTGTTTCAATATGTCAAGTATCGCTTTTTGATTACATTACAAAGATACGATTTATATTTTAATTAGCAAAATTTTCAGAGAATTTTCTTTTTAAAAATTGTTAATCAAAATTTTAAATATCTCTTTGCTTTTTCAACAATACAAAGATAAAAAATATATTTTAATCTGCAAAACATTTATAGAAAAATTTTCGAGAAATATTTTAAAAATAATTTTTAATAATTTCGTATGAAAAATTTGCAAGTAGGTTTTAGGGGTTTGAAAGGTGGGCATGGTTGTGGGCATTAGATATAGGTATATTGATGGATATAAGGTAGGATATAGAAGGGGTTGGTATAGGTACCACTTTAGAAAATTAGGGGCCCCATACAGTCCGGTAGTTATTATCTGTATATTATCATACATAAAGGCCATTAGGTGACTAGCAGGCTTTTATACCAATGCCATGGGCCATGTAGGGAGTCCTAAAGAACTAAGGCCTATAGGTCTGTAGTTAGGCCTATGGTAAGCCTTAGTAAGTCCCATGATGGCCTACATAGAAAGGCTTAAGAAAAAGCCCAGTACCTTAGATAGGCATGGGCTTAAGTGTACCTAAGTTAGCGAGATTTGAATATAGCTATCAAGGCAACTATAGCAGGAGATAGCATAAAGAGTAAGGCAAGTATCATTGTAATATTGCCTTGTAAGGCCTGAGATAAAATATATAGAGCTCCCATAGCGATTAGCAGGAATAGATGTCGGTGATGATAAATGTATTGTTAACGTAGTTTACGATTGGTTCGCAGGTTTCATTGTTTTCGCAGAATACATTGTATAAGGCAGCCTGGATATATTCGATATCGGCATCGGAATATGTAGTGCCTGTAGTGAAGACCCAGGTATGAGTACCTTTATAATCGGTAACCGTAGAAGTAATCGAAGCAAGATATAACCGGTATACCTTAATAGAAGTCTTTTGAATGGCTTCTAGGATAGGAATGATATATTCTGAGTAACCCATAGAGTCATCGATAATAGAATCGTCATGGCCAGTAGAAATGATTACCAGGTCCTTAGCCATAGGATAGTAATAGGCAATAGGGTAATTGTTACCGCAAAGGATGTTGTTTGCATTAAATTGTACTGTTTTCATATCTATATATTTTTAATTGTTTATAGTGCAAATATAATGCTTTTTATTTATTTATGCAAATCCTACTGAGGCCCCTAATGGATAATGTCTTAAGGCTACTTAACTTATTAGTAATCAAACAGTTACATAAAACATATACCTTCTAGCAATCTAAAGTTTCTTTTTAACTAACTACAAGGGCCATTAATAACATACTTACTAGTTTTAGGTACCTTGAATGGCCTACAATTTTATATAATTCCAATAAATCCTGGGGCCATGAATGGTATATTTAATTGCCTAAATCCTACAAATCCGATTGCCTTTTTTATATAATATATTATATAATAAGCGGCCATTAGGGGTCTAGGATTTATCGGATTTAGGTACCCCAATGGGCTATTGTTGGGGGCCTTTTAGGCAATTGGTTATATAGCCTTAGGACCTTGAGACATATGTGTTAGATAGCTCTGGGGTATGGTGGTTGTATAGTAGAGGATGCCTGCCCAGACTAGGTACCACAAAATCCGCAACCCCCGGCGATCCCCAGATTGTATTATGTATATTGATTAGTATTATATTAGGTTGAAGGTTATATGTACCTTAGATAAGTGTATGTGTATTATGTTACATAGTTAGGCCCAGTATGATTTTGTTTTGTTCATACTGGGCATGTGTATTATATTGGTTATTTGTTTTGTTTGGGGTGGTTGGGTTAGTAGGTTGGTATCCTTAGGATTAAGGTCTCTATTAGGATTAGTAGGATTATCTGTAGGCTCTGTAGGGTTATGTATATGTATTTTTGTTTGTTGGTGGGGCTTGGTATTTGGTTATACCTCTTGCTCCTATGTATTAGGCTTAGTGAGGTATATATTATTAAGGCTATTAAGAGTAAGGCTTTCATTTCTGTTTGGATTTTAATTTGTTTTGGGTACGTAGGTGCTTGTTGAAGGTTGCACCTGAGTCTGTGTAGTAATTGGGGTTTGGTTTACCTGGAGTAGGAAAGTGTTCATTCCATTTATCCTGGTGAGGTATGTATACTTGGGTCTTGGGTTTCTTTTTCATTTGGTTTCTCTGTTTAGGATGGCTGTTTTGAATCCGGTTGATGTAAGCTCTTGGGTTTCTATGGTTACGGAGTCGAAGTAATTCTTTATACCTTTTATGTTTTTGAATTGTAATACTCCTCCATCGCCATAGGTAGCATTTACTTGGTTTATAAGGTCCTGATAAGCCTTGTCTTGGTTATCTTCTAGTGAATGGTATATGTTTTCTACTTGATTACCCTCTATGATTATTAAGGTTGTGATTTTTAGTTTCATTTTCCGTAATGTTTTAGTTGGTTGTTGTACTCTGGGTATTTGTTCTCGTAGTAGTCATAGAGATATTGGTATTCGTCATCTCCTGACCAGCAATCAAGGAAGTAATCATATTGGTCCTCGGTTGCCTGTGATGGATGTATGTGCAATGTATATTTGCAGTAGTGTTCCCATACTGTTTTAGGTTGGAATTTATTAGTTGGGAATACCATGACTACTAGAGCCATGGCAATGATTGATAATATGATTAGTTTGGTTCTCATTTGATTAGGGTTTTAAGAAAGTTAATGGTTTTTTCGGTGAAAGTGTAAAGAGTTTCTGGTTTTTCGAGGAAGTTAATGTAGTAATCAATGATTTCGGCATGTTCTTCCTCATCGAAGTTATCCTTGTAATGTTGGAATTTTTGCATGATAAGAGGTTTGTATTTTTCCTGTTCCTGGATAATGGTTGCACCGTAGAGTACCATGTCTACTTCGTCTACGTTATAATCAAAGTATTGGTCATCGCAGCCTCTAAGTAAGTCCATTTGATTGAGGATATCCATTAGGTCGAGTTCTAAGGATTCCTTATCGGCATAAGTATATACCCAAAGCATTTCGAGTGAGAAGTCGGATATTTCCTCATAGTTTGGGTCATCTTCAGCAATTTCAAAATCATATGTATTTTGGGCATGTGACATAGGCATTTGGCCTTGGATAGAGACAATGTGATAAGGGTTTTGTGCAATGATTGAGGCAAGGATTGAGGTAGATTTTAATGTGTCCATAATTTTAAAATTTTATTGATTAATACTATTTTTTATTTCGATATGCAAATATAAGAATAATAATTAATATATGCAATAACCCAGATTACCTACTGAAGCCTTATTAGGTCAACTATTTCGATGGATGAGTATGGCATACCTATTAATTCGGAGATTATCCTTTTGGTATGATATACATGGAGATGGTTTGGGTTTAATTTTACCCTTGGGAATATTAGATATGGCCTTAGTTCTTCAGTTCTGTAGGTGATTATTAATTCCTCGCAGAACTTTTCATTTTGACAATCAAAGGAGACTAAGAATTTAGACTGTTCTAGCATATCATTAATATTAAGCAATGAGTATTCTCATAAGTTAAAGGTTCTTCACTAGTAGGATGGGAGGATGCACCCATAATTAAGATGTTTCCTCCCATGATTAGTATAAGAATTATATTAGGCTTCATTGGTTAATGTTTACCTAAGTCCTCAAGGGTTTCCTGATGGGTGCATAAGTCCTCGATTAGGTCTTCAACTGTATCCTCCCAGGAATCGTATTCATCTAGGCCGTATTCGCTGATGAAGATAAAGAATGTATCCCCAAATAGTAGCCGTAAGACTTTGTCTGTTAGGTCTTCATCCTCATCGTATAGTTTATTCTCTTCTTCGTCAGAGAGTTCGAGGGCATCGTTATTTAGTTTACTGGATATCTCGCTCAAACGTTTAAGATATTTATTGAGAGTATTAAGGTCTTCCTGTGAACGAGTCTCTTTGAATTTAAGATAAGTTTTTGATGGTACCATAGTTAGTCCTCCTCTGATTTTAAGGGTTCGGCAATTACTGAAATGAATCCTGCAGGATATAATGTATATAGGATACGGTATCCGGGTTCATATGGTGGTAAGAATACGTTAAGTATATTTCTGAGTAATGGATAGAGTTTCCATTGGTTATCTTCTAGGAATTGTTTCCATTCGTCCATCTCATTGGCATCATAATTAGCAGATAATTGAATGTGATACCGTTCGTTTTCCATATTGATAGGTACGAATAGGTTAGTGACTACCTCGATTTCGTTAGATTGTTTTTTGTACTGGGTAATTGGATACCAGATACCCTCGTTTTTCCATTGATTGAGTTGGAATATTGTCATCCCAGCTTCCAGTAGGTTGGTGAGTTTGTAAAGGTTTACCATGTTGTTGTCTATTTTAAAATTAAATTAATATTTAAATTTTTATTTCACTACAAAGATAAGAATAAAATAAATAATATGCAAATATAACTGAGGTAGAGGCAGGCTCTTAGTTAGGTTAGAGTCCTGCCTCCTGGATAGATATGAAAACAACTGGTTAATCGTCATTAAGAGAACCTTCGTTTAAGGTTTCATTGAGTACTTCATTAAGAAGTGCAGCACGTTGTTCTTGAGGTAGGCCATCTAGTGTTCCCTTAATTTTATCTTTTAGTACCCTCTTAAGTGTATCCTGATATTGTCTGGTAAATGTAAGGGCAGAGATAGATACTGGGATAAGTACTCTCATTTGTGTAGTACCGTTACAGTTATCTAATAATTGGGATAATTCTTTTAGATTATCCAAAGCATGTTGAATGACTATAGCAATCACATCTGGTTGTTGGACATCCGTACATCCTGAAGCATATCGTACAATCCTATCAAAAGATGCTTCAGTGATATCAATGGGCATTCCATTTAAGAATGGTTCCCTGAAGTCAGGGTCCATGGTTTCTGTTTCTAAAATAGCTCTGATTTTCATAATTATTCCTCCACTTCTCCTATTCCATTAGCAAGTAAATAATCGTAGTACAAGTGTACGTTAGTATCTCCATAAGTCCTAATGTAGGATTCAGCATCCTCTGGGTCTGCTGAGACCCAGGGATATTCTTGTATTTGTGCCTTATGCAATTGTAAGGCAAGTTCTTTTAATTCTTGTTCATTCATGATATTCTGAAGTTAAGTTGATAAATCCAATTGTTTCTGTCTAGCTTGGTGAATGATATAAATTGTCCATCACCATCGGTAAAGTTTTGCATAAATCGTACGCAGCCAGTAGCAATGATATTTTCTCTTAGTCTGTCTACTGTTACCAAGCTTTCGAATGTGAAAGTATAGTAGCAAGTTTCATATACCCAGATTTGATTGATATCGATGCAAGCTAGTTGGTAGTTATCGTATACCTTACTGAGTAGTTCAAATAGGTTTTCCTTTAGCATTTCATTTTCCTCCTCTGTAAGAGAGAAAGTGTTTTTGTTATTGATAAACCTTTGAAGTACCTCTTCCAGGTTCTGGATAGAGGATTTGGATGCTGTTGTTTTCATATTTTTATTGTTTAATTATTACACTACAAATATAAG